TCCAGCAACATCATACTGCATCGCCGGCATATAAAGACGTAAAAAACAACCATTTCCAACTGATGAAGGGCATGGAGAATTATCATGTTAATACACTCAAAATGAGTGAAATAGCTCAGCACTTCAGTACATTTCCTGATGGAGCCATATGTGTTGGCCGGCCGCTTTCCAAAGACGGAGGCGGATTCCTCGGAGATCAGAACAGAAACTCCATTACAATTGAAAATGTGGGCAACTTCGATTCTGACAATATGACAGAGGAGCAAAAGCAAAGCATTATATTGCTTAATGCTCTGCTTTGTAAAAAATTCAATATAACTCCGTCCACTTCAACGCTTATATACCATTGCTGGGTACAAAATAAATCTTGCCCGGGAACAAAGTATTTCGGGGGAAATTCAAAGGCAGCTGCAGAGCAGAACTTTATACCTTTGATAAAAGCTGCAATGCAAGAGCCGTTGACATTTGAAATGGCCCTTCAGATCGTTGTTGAAAAAATAGATTCAAGCTACTCATACTGGCTGAAAAGGAAGGACATAGACCCAGCCTTTAAAGCTCTGATTATAAAAATAGCAAAAAGTTATGGAGGAAAGTAACATGGAAAATATAAATGCATTTAAAGCGGTTGTGACAGGCATTTTTGTGGCTATATCTGCAATGTTGGGGTGGTTCGGGTGGCTTGTCGTAATATTTATATCATGCCTTGTCGGTGATTGGGTATCTGGATCAGCTGCTGCTGTTAAAAACGGAGAATGGAGCTCAAAAAGGGGAAGGGAAGGAATTTGGCATAAAGCAGGTTGTATTGTTGTAGTGCTAGTTGCGGCTATACTTGACGGCGTTATAGGTTCGATTATAAATAATCTACCAAGCATAAAACTACCTTTTGAGTACACGGTATTGCTATGTCCTGTAGTCGTGGTGTGGTACATATTAACAGAGCTTGGCAGCATAATTGAAAATGCAGGCAAGATGGGAGCTCCTGTACCTGGATTTCTAAAAAAGGCTATTGCATTATTTAAAGGTACCGTTGATGCTGCAGGAGAAAAAATAACAGAAGGTAAATGATAATATAGCCCTCAGGGATGAGATCCTTGAGGGCATTTTATAACAATATATATTTAACTGAACATTTCTATAGTTCTTTCTATATGCTGTGAAAAAGACACGTCTACAGTGTTTTCATGCTCAAATCCATATTTTTTTATAAGGACACCATCAATCCTTAATGCATTACCGTTTTCTAATTCCTTCATAAAATTTTGTATATTAGGTGATACAATATATTTCTTTTCTATCACACTTCCATATTTTGGAGTATTATTATAAAACAAAAATTCAGTGTTAAGTATAGTTCTGTATATTGTAGGATATTTATACTTAAGAATCATAAAATATAGATACATTTCTATTATTGGGATTAAGCGCGTATATTCAATTTTAGCGATTACTTCTTTATAATATAGAAGAAAAACTGACAAATTATTTGTTATTTTATTAACGTCTCTAAGCGACAAACCTAATTTATCATATAAATTTATTACCATATCTATAAAATCATTAGAATGGTTTAAAGAATAAGATGATAATAAATTAAGAGTGTATTCTCTTATATCCGCAGATGGAATATTAATATTAAAATCAAAAAATCTCCGTAGATAACCAGATGAATCCATATCATTTCCATATAAAGTTGATATTGAATGTGATAATTGAACTAAATCGATAGCCATAACAAACACTATATTTTCAATATTGAAATAATGTTTAATGACTTCTAAAGTTTCTACAGCGAATGTCGGTCGGCATCTATCTAACTCATCTATAAAAATTATAAGTTTCCCATCCTCAGGGATTAAATTTCTTAATGCTTCAGTAAACTTTTCTTTCTGATCATTAAACGATCTAAAACTATCAAAATAATCTTCCACTTTCTTTTGAGAAGCTGCATCAATGCCTTTGTCAATTAGATTTGCTGTTTCATCACCAAAAACTTTTTTTATACCATCTTTTACCAATGCGATTGCACATGATTTAAGAAATGCTTTGGATCTCTCTTCAAAGTTTTTGAAAACTGTTTCATTAGAGTCATTAATTTTTATGTCTTGTAATGAATAAACAAGAGGAGTAAATGAACTATTAAAATCATCATTCTCCCAGGCATTATAGTACGCTACCGCATAATTTTTATTTTCATAATCAGTTAGTATCCAATTTCTCCACATATTTAGTAGATAACTTTTTCCTGATCCCCATGAAGAATCGAGAGAAAAAACTATGGATTTATTTTCTTGACTTTTAGGATTCCACCCTTCTATTACTCTCATAATGTTAGTAACAAATGTTTTTCTATTGAGAAAATCATGATCATTAAAATTTAAATCTAAATACTCCATAAAACCTCCAGTATTTACATATTTTTACCATAATTATAATACATATCGCGAAAAAAACATACATTATACTCTTATACAAATTGCCGGAATTTGCTTGCGCCGTTAACAATTGCTCTTTAATATGATAGAATTGTTTGTATATATTGGAAATAAACAAAATGGATAATTGATTGGGGGATGAAAAATATGGTAAACCCAGAGAATTTTATATATATTTTTGCATTGTTAATCTTAATAATCATATGTATTTTCATCTTTCAAGTATATCAGAAAGAGAAAATTCGGAGTCAAGTTACCCGGTTAGCTAATAACACTTTAGAGATGACACCTGAAGAATTTTTTGGAATGAGGACTAAGAGTTTTGGCGGAAAAGGTAGCCCCCAATATGCTTCCAAGTATAATTTCGCAGGTGTCTACATTCTCTTAAATGAGACGAAAAATTTGTATTATGTTGGGCAAGGACAGCAAGTACTGAATCGAGTTAACAACCATTTTACAGGTAAGGGCAATGGGGATGTTTATGCGGATTACAAATATGGCGATGATTTTACCATTAAAATGATTGCATTAGAAAATAGTGGGTTTGATTCATTAAATGATTTAGAGCGAAACACAATCACAGTATATAACTCGTACAACAAAGGCTATAATAAAACAAGAGGTAATCGATAAATTCAAAACGGGTTAGCTATTAGAGTACTAGCAGATTTACTCGACCGTGTTGCAATAGCTGCACATTTACAAGAGTATGCAGATTTTTTATGATCGCAATCTGCTTGAGTCACGACTTACAAATCTATATACCATTGCCTTCCGGTATAGTATAAGTAAAACCGTCTGTTCATAGCCTGACATAAAAATCGTGTTCCAGCAATACCAGTTTCCTTAAGAGAGGATCCTTGTTGGACCTTTAATACCTTTTCAATTTTAATCTCTTGATCTTCCCATGTAAAAGTAGTAGGAATAACATTTCCATCTTTTCGCATCATAGCTTTAACAGTAATAAACTCATTGAATTGAGTCTTCTGTTCGTATATGTCATGCTCTTTTCTTTCAGCCCATTCCTTCTGCTCATGGCCAAATGGCATAAATTTCACTCCTTAAAAATCGAACATATGTTTATTTTATTTTATGGCTTTAGTATAATAATTACAATAGAAAATACTAGGAGTGTCAGTTATGGCTGATTATTTTCTAAAAGCGTCACGAGACAGGAATGTTATAATTAATATTATTTACTTTTATATAAGATCCCTCTTTCTCGGTCTTCCGGGAGAGAGGGACCTTTAATTTTTATATAAAAAAAGACCCGGGTAAAACTCGGGCTTTTTTCCTGTTAGAGTAGGCTACTCCTTTTTCTTGTTATTGTTATACGAATCTGTTTTTGATTTTTTATTCGGTATCCGAACGATTATATCATTGATATCACATCCCAGAGCATCACATATCAGGTCGAGGTGCTCCAGATTGATCCGTTCCACCATCTCATTGTATATATCACTGATTGTCGAGGGTCGTATGCCTGTTTTCCTTGCCAGATCCGCTTGAGTCCACCTACGCTCGCCAAGCCTTGTGGACAGTAAAATCCTAATCATAAGCCATCCCCTTTGCGTTAAATTCTAACAGCAACTAAGGATTTCGACTGGATTTTGTTATAAAATAACACATTTAGTTATAACATGATTAAAAAAAGAGGCTACCCTAAAACTATTCAATCATTAAGGTAACCTCTATTTTCATTTTCTAATTAGTGGTGAAACCAAAACGAACACATTGCTTACCATATAAATGGTTGCCGCTGTGTTCGTATGGCTCTCTTTTGGTGACCCATAGGAGAATTTATACGAACTATCAGCCGTACCCGAAATCTTAATATTATCAATAATTTCCGCCTTTAATGGAATTTCAATTGTATTTTTCTTTCCAGTAAAATTGAATACTATCCGTAAATCATTATCGTAAATATAAACAGCAGTGAGGAATGTGTCAAATAACTTTGACTGAAACTTTTTATCCTCAATATCTCCATCCTTGAAACTTTCCAACCAAGCCACAATATGCTCTCTTTTTATCTCTGGAATTTCTGATTTTTCGATTGCAAGAAGGCCTATGATTTTGGATTGCTCGGCTTCAAGCTCCAGAAGTCTGCTTTTGGTCGTTTCCGTTACAATTCCTTGTTCTATAGCAGAAAGCAAATTCTTTGTAGCCTTTTTATTCTCGGCAAGTTGGTTTTCCAACAAAGAGGTCTGAGAGTTATCCTTATTCTTCCTACCGTATTCAGTTACAGTATCGGCTATCCAGTTAAGTACATCATCACGGATTATATACTGTTTGATGGCTTTAGCGACCTCCTGTTCTATCCAATCACGACGTACCGGTGACTTCTTACATACCTTTCCAAGGCGCTTACCCATACATGCATAATAATGATGAAGATTGCCAGATTTGCCTGTGCCTGATACGCCAACAATATGACTTTTGCAATGGCCACAATATAGCTTGCCAGTGAGCAAGTAATCGCCATTTATTCGGTGACGGCCTTGAGGGTTCTTTTTCATTTTCAATACCTCCTGCACTCTGAAAAATAGCTCCTTGTCGATGATCTGAGGGACACCTCCATCAACTCGTACTTCATCGTATATATAAACTCCTGTATAACGCTCGTTGGTCAGAATTGAATGAAAGCTGTTTTTGTTCCATACATTTCCTTTGCTAGTTTTAATATTGCGAGTATTCAAGTCAGAAGCAATATCCATAAATGGCTCTCCGCATGCTACTTGGGTAAATATCTCCCTGACTATTTCAGCTGCAGGCTCATCAATAGCATACCTTCCATCATCCCCCTTTTTATAACCTAGGGGCAGACAGCCGTTCGTAATGAGGCAATTTTCCGCATTGTCGAGCATTCCCCTCATGACATCCTCAGCCATATTCTCACTATAGAACTGGTTAACGTTCATCATGGTACGAAGGGCAAACCTACCTGCAGCATTATCGCCAAACTCCTCTTTTGCATAAACGACTCTGATTTCAAACTTAGATAATTTTTCTTCATATTGTAAAGCCTGAAGCATGTTACGAGCCATACGGTTTGATTTATACGATATAATAACCTGAAACTGTTTCTTTTCCGCATGCCTCATCATTCTTTGAAAATCCGGACGCTTATCCGTTTTTCCCGTAAGATGACGGTCGGCATAAACAGCAATGACCTTCATATTGTTTACGTCAGCATATGCCTGGCATTCCTCAACTTGCTGCTCTATACTGACATCCTTTTGCGAATGGCTACTATACCGGGCATAGATGACGGCAATCGCAGACGTCTTTCTATCAAACATAGCTTTTCTGGCCACCGGCATCACTCCTCTCATCATAATGTTGCTTGTCATATAAACATGCAATTATTTTGCAGAAACAAGTAGCCCTTGTAAAGTTAATATAAGTACAATGGACAATTGTAAATGATTCCACTGATTATTTCTGTGTCTTTTGTGTAAGAAGAGTAATTTAAATGATTTCTATCATTGGTGTCACTCTCTTACAAGCTTAAAAGTTGTTTTTTCTTTGCATCGAATTCATCCTGAGTGAGTATTCCTTCATCAAGCAAGTCCCTTAGTCCACGAATTTCATCAACTACAGATACAACTGTTTTACCATTTGTCACTTCTCCGGAAGACTTTTTGCCATAATCGGAAATATAATCACGCAGGTTCTTTGCAGTCTCAAAATCTGACTTTTGAAAGAAAAATGTCTTTTCTGCTCCAAGAGCTACACCTATTCCAAAGCCTATATTAATACCTGCCGATGATGATTGAGCTGTGCGGAATAATATGCTTCCAGGGCTTAGTGTCCTCGGTTCTTTGAGAATAAAAGATTGAATTTTAGATATTGGAAATATTTCTTCTGCACGCTTCGTTGTAACAATTAGATTTTCGCCTTTTGTGAATAACGTAAATCCATTCATACAATGTAATGTGATGTTAACCTCGGCCATGAATATCTCCTCCTGACCATACTCATATTGTTTAATGCCATACAATATATAAAAAACCTATTCTTAATCAATACTAACAAATTTAGCCAGTTTTACTCTTTTTTAAAATAACGGAATCCGTTATAATTAACATAATGTCGACAGGTATCTCACAACAAAAGGAGTTGTTACATATGGTTACACTGACATGGATGGATATAAGAGGGCTCTTTTGCCAACTTACGCAAGATGAAAAGCAGAAATTCATTGCTTGTCTGGATTCGCTGCAAGATACCGAAGATAATTTAAAGCCTCAAGTTTACGATTCTCAGGAAGAGCTTCAAAAAAACGTTTAGCTTCACTTTCATACCCGTCTTCGGCGCCGGAGGCGGGTGTTTGTTCCTCGTCTTCCCATCCCATTAGGTAACCTACGGTAGTTTGTAATACTCTAGCAATCGGTACCAGCTTATCTACTGGCATTTTCTCAATAAATCCATTCTCCCATCTAAATATGGTTGACCGTGATACTCCAATTTTATCAGCTAGCTCGTCGGGCGAAACGTTGATTTCTTTCCTACGAGCACGAATACGCTCTCCAGTAGTCATGATAACACCTCCGCCACTTAGTATAACATTAGTGTCGCAATATTGCAACAAAAAAGATGTTCATTTATGCGACTTTTTTATTGACAATGGCATCGACAAAGAGTATTCTTAAAACACAAAGTAGCATTTATGCGACAAATACCTGCAAATATCATCAAAGGGGGTAAAGTAATGTATCACATGGATACCAACAAATTAAATGGGAAAATCGTAGAACGTGAGACCACAAAAGAGGCTGTTGCCGATGAAATAGGCATAGATAGAAGCACCTTCTATCGTAGGCTTAAAGATGGAAAGCTCCGTATCGGAGATATGCACAAAATATGCGATGCCCTAGTTCTGACCAAAGAAGAGGCAATAGAAATTTTTTTGGTTCAATAGTCGCATATATGCGCCTAATTTTGAAAGGAGTGATTATTATGGAAAGAGCACGGCGAGCGGCTAATTACTGTCCTCCTGATGAGGGCGAGCTGACCAACAACATTCAGATTGATTTTTCGGCTATCCCGAAGCATGTGAGCGATGACCTCGCCGCAACGGTACTGGATTGTGTCAAAGACTTCCTCCGGCAGCCGGGAGGCAAAGAAATACTGGACGCAAGAATTGCAGCCAAGAGAGCTGCACTGAAAGGAGCAAACACATGAAAACAGGAAGAACATTGCAAGAAATGGCTATTGAGCTCGACCGCCAGGCAAAGGCGAAACGAGACCTAATTGTCGACACTGGCTCGCTGCGTATGGATGCAGACGAATCCGGCTTCAAATTGAATGCTGGTGACCGGGACATATTCGGTATTAACGACATAGCTCACAGGCAATTCGGCCAGCACCTAAAAATACCTGCGCAGTATTATGACCGCATGAGGAGTGAGAATCCTTCTCTCCTGTCAAGCAACGTCAACAGTTGGTTTGATAAGGAGCCTAACACACGACGCATGCTTCGCACTCTCGATGGTACAGCAAGAGCATTCTTGAGTGACCGTTACCGTAGGATTGACAATTTCGAGGTCGCTCAAACAGTTTTACCGATTATAGGCAATATGGACGGTGCTAATGTGGAAAGCTGCGAGCTGACCGATAGTCGCATGTACATTAAAGTCGTCAATCCTCGCATTACTGCCGAGGTTACCAAAGGTGATATTGTACAAGCAGGCATTGTTATATCTAATTCAGAGGTTGGCCACGGTAGTGTTGCAATCAAACCTCTTATATTCAGATTAGTCTGCACAAATGGCATGATTGCTGAGGATGGCGCAGTCAGGAAGTATCATGTTGGACGTTCCAACGAGAGTGATGACAATTTCAATATCTTTCGTGATGAAACTATTGAGGCTGATGACCGTGCATTTCTAATGAAGGTTGAGGACGCTGTTAATGCAGCCGTAGACCAGGCACGTTTTTCCCAAATAGTTGAACGTCTCAGGGAAAGCACCCAAGCAAAAATCGATCCTCCTTTCGTTCCGAAGGTGGTTGAACTCACATCAAAAGAATACAGCATAACCCAAAATGAAAGCGAAGGCATTTTAGGCCACTTGATATCAGGAGGCGATCTCTCCCTCTACGGCCTAGCTAACGCCGTTACCCGTCACAGTCAGGATGTAACCAGCTATGACCGAGCTACCGAGCTTGAAGCCACCGGATTCCGGATTGCCACTATGGCACCGGCATTATGGCGGCAGCTCACGAAAGTGTAGGTGATTGATATGGCTGAATTTTTGAGAAAAGAGAACGGAATAGGCTGGCTAAACATTACATGTGCTGAACTTATTAATTATTCAAAGAACCTGATGCCACGGTGTGACAATTGTAATACTCATTTTAGTTTTGACGATGGCATAATCCTGGTGCCTCTACTTAATCAAGCATATTGCCCTCAATGTGGCAAAGAGGTCCTAGAACATATGGTTAATTACCAAGAGGATAGGCCATGTGCCGAAAGGAAAGAACAGTTCTGGCTTGACTACTTTGGACTAAAGGATGACACAACGGGAGGAATATAGACATGATTTATAGGACTTGTATCTATTGTGGTGCGAACTTAGATCCTAACGAGACTTGCGATTGTGCTAAGAAAGAGGCTGCCCCGCAGCAACGGGAACAGCCTCCAAGCAAAACCACTACATTAAGTCTATCAGCTCCCAAAAGAGCTGTCAAGCAAGGGGGCCATGCAGATGGACGCTGATTTGAGAGAACTACGGACAAGCCGCCAACTCCCTGCCAAAGAGATAGTGTCTGTTGTCCAGAAGCTATACCCTAAGTACGACAAAACCATGCAAAGTAAATGTGAGCGTGGGAATGAGTACGGTATTCAGCTTAGAAATGACGCAATGAATGCGCTGTTGATGAAATTCGCCCCTGATAAGCTGTCGGAAGATAAATCAGCTATTCAGACTCCCCAGGATGACAGCTCAAAGGCGACTAAGGATAAGAACGATGGTCACCGCCTCACCTGCCGGATATCCTGTCGTCTTGAAGATGACGAGTATAAGGCGCTGAAAGAATTTGTTAAGGCCGAGGGCTTTGACACAATGCAAGCATGGCTCACCCACAGAGTACGGCAGTACATCAGGCGTAAAACCGCCTCTACAAATAATTCAATAACCGAAAGGAGCAAAACCACATGATTAGAAATCCAAATGAAATTTCCGAGGGCAAAAAGAAAATCCGTATCCTTATAGCCGGTTATCCTGGTATCGGCAAATCCACTCTAGCGCTCTCTGCACCAAATCCACTTCATATCGACGTCGATTTTGGTATCGACCGTATTGAACCTAGGTATCGCAAACCCTATATCCAGCCACAGACTTACGATGAAATTCTTGAAGACCTCACACCTGAAAACACAAAGGACTTTGATAGTCTTGTGTTTGATACAGGTGGGAAGCTCATTTCACTAATGGGACTTTGGGCTATGAAGAAGGATATCAAGAATGGTAAACGGGACGGCAGCTTGTCCCTACAGGGGTATGGTGCAGTCGGTAGAGAGTTTGTCCGGCTCATGGATTACTGCTTCTATGAGTTAAAAAAGCACATCATTGTTATATTCCACGCCATCGAGGAGAAGGATGGCGACAACACCCGCCTCCGTATTAAGGTTGAAGGTCAGACAAAAAACAATGTTTGGGAACCTATGGACCTTGGCGGCTTTGTTGAAATATTTGGTAACGAACGCACAATCGGATTTTCCAACTGCGAGAAATATTTTGCCAAAGGAACCAGGGGAATTAAAGGTGTCATCAAAGTGCCTGAACTCACTCCTACCAATGCAAACGACTTCCTTACAAAGTTGTTCAAACAATACAATACTCTCGCTGCGAAGGAAGTCGAGGATGGGGCACAGGAACTAGCTGCTTACGATGCAGCAATGGCCGAATATGCAGCTATTTCAGAAACAGTCATAGATGCAAAAACCGCTAATGCAGCAATGCCGAAAATCAAAGCTATCAAGCACGCTCTCACATCAGAGAAAGAAATCGGCGCTGATTTCAAAGCTAAGATGGCTGAGTTGAAGCTGATATTTGATCAGGCAAAGAAAAAATATGTACCGGCGCTGGAGGACAAGGAGGCTAGATAATGGACAGATACCTTATTACACACTCGCTCCTTTCCTCGTGGATGTACGCCATGCAGGAAAACCCTTATGAGGATGCTACAAGTGAAAGAGATTCCTATGCAGAATTTGTTGCAACTCTGAGAAGAGAACCAACACCGACCAACGAAGCTATGCAGAAAGGTATCGACTTTGAGAATTTGGTTACGGATATTATGAGCGGTTGCGGTGATCCGTCACATGGCTGGTACGAAGCGGCAACTTCTGTCTCCAGGATAATCAAGAACGGTGTACTACAGTTTAAGGCAAGGCGTGAAATCGAAGTCTCAGGAGTCCCTATTCTGCTTCATGGCAGATTGGACGCTCTAAAAGCCGGGATAATCTTCGACATAAAGTTTTCTGGCAGCTATGAAATTGGCAAGTACCTCGACAGTACCCAGCACCCTACATACTTTGAGCTTGTGCCGGAAGCCAAAGAATTTATGTACCTTGTCAGCAATGGTACCAATGTGTGGCCTGAAGGGTACAGTCGTGAGGAAACTCCGAGTATTATCCCGGTGATTGAGGACTTCCTCAAATTCCTCAAACGTCAGGGACTAATAGAGACATTTGCTGAGAAATGGGTGGCACTATGATAGGACGGCTTAAAGATTTGACATTCGGCAGAAACGGTGAGCAGCACATAACCGTGATCGTTCGCAAAGATTTCAGGGAAACCTTCGACGAGCTAAAGGATTCAGATATTGATATTGAAATCAAAAAGTTCCGAAAAAAACGCTCTCTGGACGCAAATGCTTATGCATGGGTGCTGATTGACAAGATTGCAGCTGCAATGTCCATCGACAAAGCCGTGGTTTATAAGGATGCAATACGGAGTATAGGCGGCGTATCTGAGACGGTCTGCGTGAAAGATGAAGCCGTCCGAAAGCTCCGGGACGGTTGGGAATGCCGTGGTACCGGATGGCAAACAGAAACATTACCCAGTAAAATTCTTGGCTGTACAAACGTCATCCTGTACTACGGCTCCTCCACCTACGACACCAAGCAAATGAGTCTGTTGATTGACCAGCTCATTCAGGAGGCAGAATCGCTCGGTATCGAAACGATGTCACCTGACGAGCTTAATAGATTTCTTGGAAACGGAGGTGGCATATAGTGGGAGTTGCAACAGACAATCATTGCTTTTTATGTGGCCGAAACGGAACCGCTGACCCATTGGATACACACCACGCTTTTGGAGGGTCACGCAGAAAGAAATCTGATAAGTATGGCCTGACAGTCCGCTTATGTCATAACCGCTGCCACATATTCGGTTCTGAATCAGCTCACCAAAACGCATCAACTAGGTTAAAAATCCAACAATGGGCTCAGGAAAAGATCATGCGAGAGCAGTCCTGGGACACAGAGCGATTTATCCGGGAGTTTGGCCGGAACTATTTAGGGATGGAATAATGAGACTTGCGTTTCGCCACAACCGCAAAAGAGTTATTTAAATTGAGAGGAGCTACATAGCATGGAAAACACAGGAAATAATCAGGAAGAACACAAGAAAGGTCTTGGAACGTTGGAAATCTGTATTGACCACGAACACGTTACTGTCAGTCTCGAGAGATTCACTGAATTGGTGAAGAAAGAGGAACAGCTTGCTATAGTCAGCAGAGTTTATTTCACAAAGGAATCGTACAACATGGGTGATGCTCTTTCTATCCTATTCGGACCTAAGCCTGATAAGAAATCAGAGGGTACACTTGACTGAAAGGAGTGATGGCATTGCTTAATCACATTGTTGTCATGGGTCGCCTTACACGCGACCCTGAGCTCCGATATACGAAAAAAGATGTGCCTGTAGCCTCATTCACGATTGCATGTGAACGTGACCGAACATCACAAGACAGTGAGAAAGAAACGGATTTTATTGACATCGTGACCTGGGGCAAAACCGCAGAGTACGTTTCCAAGTATTTCACAAAAGGTCGTATGGCAGTGGTTCATGGTAGGCTGCAAATCCGCTCTTACACGGATAAGAACGACAATCTACGGAAGGTAGCTGAAATAAATGCCGACAATGTTTACTTCGGTGATAGTAAGAAGGATGACGGCAGCAAACAGGCATATCGTGATACTGAAAGCAGTTCAAGCAGTCTTGGAGAATACTCCGAACTGGATGGATCCGACGATGACGAATTACCGTTTTGATGAAAAGGCTGCTCATTCACCTGGGCAGCTAATCCCTTAGAAAGTTGGTGATGAAAACAATGGCACTTAGAGACCAGCCGTACTTACCTCTGTATGTTCAGGACTATTTGACTGACGAAAAGCTGAACGCATGTTGTGCGGCAACGCAGGGAGTCTATATCAAAATAATGTGCATTTTACATAAGTCGGATAAGTACGGAAAACTTTTGCTAAAGCAAAAAGATAAGCAAAATGAGAGCAAAATCAAAAATTTTGCTTACAAATTGACCAAGCTTTTGCCTTTTACAAATGAAGAAATAGAGTCTGCTCTGACGGAATTGATTGAAGAATGTGTAATGATAATCGAAGGTGACACTCTATTTCAAAAACGAATGGTTAAGGATGGCGAATTGAGCGAAAAAAGAGCGTTAGCGGCTTCTTGCAGTGGTAGTAAAAAAAGCAAAATCGGAGCAAATGATATAGCAAAAGACTTAGCAAAATCGGAGCAAAATACTGAATATGAAAATGAAATTGAAGATGATATTGAAAATGATATTGAAAGTGAAAAGGAAAATCTTCAAATTCAACGATTTAATGAATTTTGGAATGCTTATCCGAAAAAGGTCGGCAGGGGCGCGGCACTCAAATCTTGGAATAAGATAAAGCCATCATCGAAGCGGTTCGCCAAAATCATATCGGCAGTAGAAGCCGCCAAAAAGTCAAAACAATGGCTGAAAGATGATGGTCAGTATATACCAAACCCAGCAACTTGGCTTAATCAAGGGCGCTGGGATGATGAATTGGAGGGGGTGCAGACAAATGGAGGCAATAGGCAAAATAATGGGTCGGACAATGGATCCTTCCATCTCACAGGATTTAAAGAATAATGTGAAGCTGGCTAAGGGTGAAGATTTCATCTTGAGTAATGACCCAAGGGCTGAAAAATTCAACCCGCCTAAGCCGGTCGCCTGTGAATACTGCGGAAACCCCAGATATACCAAAGGATTTGCCGTAGGAAAAAAGATATTTTGGATTCCCACAGGCCTAGAAAAATGCACCTGCTCGGAAGCTATTGCAGCACACGAAAAGCAAACAGCCGAGAAAAAGGCTTCCGAGGAGGCCGAGAAAAAGGCTGAGAATGATCGTTTGTTAAAGGAGAAAATCCGCAAAAAAATCGGCGAGTCAGGCATGAGCGAACGATTTTTACGCCGTACATTCAAAACCTTCGAAATCACAAAAGACAATCAAGCCGCTGCTGAAAAAGCAAAATACTACGCAGACACATTCGATGAAATGCTGCCGAGAAAAAAGAAAGAGCCAGGTCGAAACGGATTATTTATCGCCGGACCTGCTGGCACAGGTAAAACACATCTTGCGGCAGCGATAGCTAATCAGCTTATTCATAAAGGCACACCGGTAATATGTATGACAATGATTGATTTGCTGTCGCGTATCAAAAGGACTTTTGACCGTGGCGACATCGAGGAAAGCGATGTACTCAATCTCTACAAAAAAGTTCCGCTCCTGGTCATAGATGATATGGGCAAAGAGCCTCCCACCGAATGGGCAGTATCGACAATCTATAACATTATCAACGGTCGGTATGAGTCTTATATGCCAACAATCGTCACCACCAATTATGACGACAAGGCTTTGATCGGGAGGATGACACCGCATTCAACAAAGGACAGCATAACAGCCGAGGCAACTATTGACCGCCTCATGGAAATGTGCAGAGGAATTGTATTGACTGGTCCGAGCTGGCGGCAGAAATAGGAGGTCACCAATGAAGAAAAAGACTTTTCAAAGGATTTGTGGAGTAATAAGCTTCATGGGCTTCATGTTAGTTTTAGGAACGGTCGGAGCCATGGAAAATAACAACATAGCGTTTACTCAGAGTATAATCCATTCGGCCATCGGCCTGGTAATGTTCGGCGGTGGCGCTTACGCAGGAGGATACATGAAATGAGAGTTATAGCTATAGACCCGGGCAATACAAAAAGCGCATATTGCATAATCGATGCTGATACCCTGAGACCATTAGCATTTGGAATTCTCAAGAACGAAGAACTCCGCAAGGAAATTCGAGCCATGAAGTTTGAAGAGGATGACCGCACGGCTATCGAAATGATGCAGAGCTACGGAAATCTAATCGGCAAAGATGTACTGGACACAGTTTTCTGGATTGGTAGGTTTTATGAAGTATTCAGGCGCAAGACATACGCCAAGCCCCAGCTCATTTACCGCATGGAAGAAAAAATGCATATCTGCCATGACAGTAAAGCTGGAGATCCAAATATCCGCAGAGCACTTATAGACCGATTTGCAAAGCATGATTTCAAATGTGGCAGAGGTACTCTGAAAAATCCAGACTGGTTTCACGGTTTCAAAGATGACATATGGGCTGCCTACGCAATAGGCCTCACATTCATTGAAACAAAATATATAAAAATCGAAAGGAGCAAGGAAAATGAGTGAAATTGCAAAGTACGAAGCTTACAAGAAAAAGCTTCAGGGAGTATGTGACGAGAATGAGCTGGTATTCCGGTTCAAAAACGACAGTTATCCCATTACCCTCACCATTCGCCCGGTCAATGGACTTGAACAAATGAGTTTGCTGGAAAGTGAGGAAAAGGAACAATCCAGTCCAGATGCAGCCATGGTATTTGCGTATAAGGACGGTGTACTCACTTACAAAATTTCCGAGTCGTTTGCTATCAGCGATGTGCTTTTCAGCAAAATCAAAAACCTGTATAAGAATATGCACGCTATGTGGCTGCAGTTCTTTAACCGGGAGGTAATTGAAAAAAGCCTCCTGACTGGAGAAAAGCTGCCAAAAGCCAGTGAGGATGATTCATCAGGCTATGATGACGACCTGGAGGCTGAGGACGTTGGCAATCCAGAACCGCTTGAGAATACTGATGACACCGACGTCACTGACGACGATTATGGCCTTGAGAATGATGATGATGACGAAGGCGGTGATGATTCTGATGATGAAGCGTGAGGACTACAAGGCCATAAAGCGAATGGATAAGCTGCAGATGGAAGAGGATTTGCAAAGGATATATCGCCGTGGATTCGAGGCTGGGTGAGGGCGAGAAAATCGCCCTCCATCCCCACTCTAATTCATAAAGAAGTTGGAGGTAATGAGAATGCCTGAATATTTAAAAATGCGGTGCTGCATGTGTCCGAATATAAAGTTTCCACCACAGACAGTATGTCCTGGTATAAAAGGAACATTGCACCCTGCAGATACCCAATGTCGGTTTGTAAAGGCCTACATCGACAACCGGGGATGCACATACAAAGTAATGTGCCCCATTTCCGCTAATGATACTTTTAAAATAGTCAGACGTAAGCCGGGAGAGGACTACAAGGAATTCAGGGAAAGTATTTTGAACACGCAATATCACATGAGGTTTGATGATGCTCAAAGTGCTTTAAATAAAGTAGCTGAAAGGAGAAAGTGGAAGGAGTTTAAATCTGGACAAGAAAGAAATGGCGGTGAATAGAATGTCAAACCCTCCACGTTTACAAAATGGCCATCAGAAAGCTATAGTTAAAACCTTTGATGGATTAACTCACTCCGGGAAACACAACAGATGGATAATCTGGTCTGACTTTGTGACAATGGCAGCCTGCACACTTTCGATGGCAGATGTTGAACGGCGTGAGGAACGAGAAAAGCTCTATTCCGATATCTCTAAAAAATACACGTCTGTCGAATTAGAGCAGTTTTCCTCAATGCTCGCTGAAGTCATAAATGCCTTGGAGGAAAATCAGGAACAGGACTTGCTTGGCGAGCTGTACATGAGGCTGGAGCTTGGAAACGACCGCAACGGTCAATTCTTTACACCTTACGATGTATGCAAAGCAATGTCGATGATAAGCACCGGTAATCTTGAAGCCGAACTCAGTAAGAAAGGTTACATATCAGTCAATGACTGCTGCTGTGGCGCTGGAGCTCTCCTTATCGCTTTTGCCAACGAAGCTAAACGCCAAGGCATAAACTATCAGCAGCATATCCTATTTGTAGCCCAAGACATCGACTTCACCGCCGCTATGATGTGTTATATTCAGCTCAGCCTATTAGGTTGTCCCGGGTACATCATCGTCGGAAATACTCTTACCACTCCCCCGACCCAATCACTGTCCGAGCAAAATGTCTGGTACACCCCTTTCTACTTTCTTGATATCTGGCATTGGCGGCGTACTATCAAAGAACTGTTTAAAATAACAGAAAGTGTGAACGAAACGGCAAAAACAGTGAATGAAATACCTGAAATTGTGAGTGAATCACCCAAAAATAAGAATAGCCTGAAGAAAGGCAAATATGAACAATTGACATTGTTCTAATCGAAAGGAGCAAAACCACTATGATTCAAAATATTGAGATAAGCAAATTACATAATCACCCTAAAAATCCAAGAAGGGACCTTGGCGACCTGACAGAACTTGCAGAAAGCATTAAGGTCAATGGAATATTCCAGAACCTGACTGTTGTTCCTTGGTTCAGCATTATTACGGGTGTCGGAGCAGACGACCCAAAGGCACAGGAGGAAATGGGATATTATGTGGTCATCGGCAATCGTCGATTAGGTGCTGCAAAGCTTGCTGGTCTTACAGAACTTCCCTGTGTTTTGTCTGATATGGATGAAAAGACTCAGCAAGAAACAATGCTTATGGAAAACATGCAACGTAATGATCTCACAGTTTGGGAGCAGGCCCAAGGATTTCAGATGCTGCTTGAACTTGGGGATTCAATCACTGATATTTCAGCAAGAACAGGGTTTTCAGAAACCACTGTAAGACGTAGATTGAATATTACAAAACTGAACAACAAAAAGGTTAAGGAAGCTGTAGACCGTGGAGCTACGCTATTGGATTTCATTGAACTGGAAAGAATCCAGGATGTCGCTTTGAGGAATAAAGTACTTGAAAAAATAGGTACTTCCAATTTTAAATGGGAATTACAGCAGGCTATTGAAAATGAAAAGTGTAATGCAAATAAGTCATTGATAGAAGCAAGTTTAAAAGAATTTGCAACTGAAATAGACAATATCAATGGTTTTGAATACATAACAACTTATTATCCATCACAAGGCAATCAAGTCAAAAAACCCGAAGATGCCGATACAGTAGAATATTTTTATACCTCGCCCGGCAACAAAAGTTACGTTAACTACTATACTCTCTATAAGAAAGGCCAGCCGAGAGTGGTAGATACAGCAACTGAAGAGAAACGCAAGAAAACTGAGGAGCTGAAAGTGGCTCTGAAAGAAGTTACAAAGAGAGCCTATCAGCTCAGGCTTAAATTTGCAAAAGATATATCGAATACTAAATGCAAAAAGAATATCGGCTCCATTATAAAGCAATCCATAAAAACAATATTTGACTACCCCAACGTAGATATAGATGATTTAGCAGAGTTGCTTGACATCACACAGCCCGAGGATGGAAACGATGATGAAGAAGATGCATTTGAAACTTCTATTTATGACAGAATTTCAGCACAGCCTGAGAGGCATTTATTCCTTGTTACCTACTTGGCAAATGACTCAGAGACTGAAAGCTATTACAACTGGAACGCACAGAAGGTTGAAAATGAGGTCCTTGATGAGATTTATGCCCTGCTTGAAGAACTCGGCTATGAAATGTCAGACGAGGAAAAAGCCCTGATGAACGGTACACATGAACTGTTTGAGAATAGCGAGGCTGAGAAGTAAATGGGTATGGGGCGTAAGTGGACAAAAGAAGACGAAGCTTACCTCTCAGATAATTGGGGGTATATATCGGTACCAGGCCTGTGCAAACAGCTTAACCGTACAAAAAGTGCAATATTGATACGAGTGCAGCGCCTGGGTCTCCCGCCCTTCCTTGATAGCGGAGAGTACGTCACCCTTAATCAGCTCATCCAAGTGGTAACAGGTTCCGATACCAGTTACTCATACAAGATGAAAAGCTGGGTTGAAAACAGAGGGCTTCCCGTCCACAATAAGCGCAATAGCCAATGTACCTGGCGGGTTGTTTACATAGACGAGTTTTGGAAATGGGCTGAGAAAAATAAAGGTTTTCTGGATTTTTCAAAAATGGAACCGTTAATCCTGGGTAAAGAGCCAGATTGGGTGATCGAACAGCGACGTCAGGATTTCGCATGCAATGCTAACTATCGAAAGGATCCATGGAGTCCCCAGGAAGATGCCCGACTGAAAGATTACTTAAAACAATTCAAATATGGATATTTAGAACTGTCGCAGATACTGGGGAGATCGGCCGGCGCAATACAGCGCAGGATATGTGACCTTAAACTCAAAGAACGCCCTGTCAAAGCGGATAATCATAAATCGTGGGAAGAAAAGCATTTCCAAATCCTTGCAGATATGATTCGCGCCGGTTACAGCTATGGAGCAATTGGAGAAGTCCTTGAAAAATCGGAAAAGGCAATCCGAGGGCGGGTATTCGACTTCTACCGCACTGAAAACGCTGATAAAGTACGCTCTATGTTAGGTGATGGTGCATGGGGAACTGGAAAACCGGAACTGACAACATTTGAAGCTAGGCGGCGTGTTCCAGTCAAGAAGGATTTGACCAAGCTTATGGAGCTGCTGCTGATCCGCAGAAATCAACTCGGATATGAGCCATACTGGCAACGGCATATGTGCATGAAGTGGCATGATATACGGGGATGTACCGCAGGACAAGAAGATTGTGATAACTGCATTGACTTTGAGAGAATAAAGCCTCAATACTGTGTCCGTTGCGGAGCCACATTCTTCGAAAGAGAATCTGATCGGTTATGTAAACGTTGCCGGTCGGCTAGAAAAAAGCAGCACCAAAAGAAATGGCGAATTTTGCAGAGAGCCGGTGTGATGGTCGGAACTCAGGAACAGGAGTTTGTATGATTAAGACAGATGTCATTGATGAAACAAGTGCAAATAAACAGAAAAGATTGAATTGCCATATTGGCAGAGGGGTTAATAATTGGAACTGTTATAATGACTGTGCGTTTTGGGACGGGGGAATATGTACTAATTACGAAGAGTACACAAAACTTAAGCCTTGCCCATTCTGCGGTAATGAACATCCTCTTATAACTGAGAACAGCTATGTTGTAGAAATCTCCTGCCCTTGCTGTCAGACGAAATTCCAGAATGACTGCACAGCCTGGCATGATCACAGCAAAGGAGAAACTATCAAGCGGTGGAATCGCCGCGCTGAGGAGGTATTAAAGTGAATATATATGACAGTAGCGGGGATATAATCCTTGAAACATTTATAGACGTCAATTTAGCACCGATAGCGAACCCGCCTATAATCGTAGTCTATAACAGTCCAAAGGATTACCCTGGCAAATATGTTGCACGGCTATGGAATATTAAAAATAAACCTACCAGAATGGTAGTACTTTCGGATTCATTAGCTGAGATAAAGAAAATGATACCTGTCCACATGATATTAGTACCACCGGTAGCCTCAGATGATTCTGTTATAGTAGGTTCTTATATTTAGAGGAGAGGAAAAATCGTGGTTGATTCAATGAAAGCAGTAACTGTATGGCAGCCATGGGCTTCCCTTCTAGCCTGCAGAGCAAAGAAATATGAGACTCGCAGTTGGGAAATATCTTACCGAGGCCCAATAGCAATTCATACTGCGATAAAGCCGTTCAACACAGGCACATATCCTGACAGAGAGCTTTACTTGTTTGCAGAAGCTTTAGATTTTTCAGACATATACAGCTTTGATACCCTTCCTTATGGATGCGTTATCGCTACTGCTGAGCTTATCGGCTGTTATCGGATGTATAACACTTTGGACAATGGACTTCATATCGTGAAATGCCCGAATACTGCCTATGATTTTGACAAGGTGGAATATATATCCCGACAAGAACAAATCTTTGGCGATTGGAGAAAAGGTCGTTTCGCATGGGAATTTGCGAATATGACAATACTGCCGGAGCCTATATCGGTGAAGGGTAAACAAGGACTGTGGAACTGGCTCAGATGAAAATAAAGCTCCACTGCTCGGCGGCAGCGGTGAGATTAAAACTGAATATTCATAAGGGACTAATTGGAATGAGCCGCCCATTCTGCTATCCCAAATAGAGGACGATCAGCGAGGAGGTATTATATGTCACCAAAATGCAGAGGGTGCGGAGAATACATAGTTTTTATACAAACGTCAAACGGAAAGAGTATGCCATGTGACCCCTCTCTCGTTCCATACTGGGCCAAGGAAAAATCAGCAGGTAAGGTAGTTACACCGAATGGAAAGGTAATCAGCTGTGAATTTGAAGGTGATCTAAATAAAGTAACTGGTTTCGGCTATATTTCACATTTCAGTACTTGTCACCATGCAGCACGTTTCAAAAGAAAAAGGAGGCCATCATGAAAGGTAGAAAACCTAAGTCATTGGAAAATAAGCTGTTGAAAGTCGGAGATATATGTCCAGGATTTCGGAAGGGCGAGGACGGATTTTGCAAATACTATACTGGAAGCAAGCGACAGAAAGAAAACTGTTTCAGTAAATGCAAAAGAAAAGAATAGAGTAATACTTAAAAGGGGGCGTTGTGGTGGACTTAAAAGAATTATCTAAACTGTACTACATACAAAAGCTGATTGACCGGGACACTCAGCGTTTGGTTGACCTGGAGGAAAGGCTACAGTCTGGAGTGCAGATATTGACAGATATGCCGCGTAAGACTGGGACAAAGAACCCTATTGGAGAGATTATCCCGCTCATTGTGGACATGCAGCAGCAGATTGTTGAGGAACAGAAGCGCCTCTTTGAAGAACAAATGAAAATACAGCAATATATAGATAGTATTCACGACTATCAAATAAGGCTTATTATGTATCTGAGGTTTGTAGACCTCAAACCATGGAGCCAGGTGGCTGAAGAAATGGGTGGTAACAACACCGCAGAAAGTATAAAAAAGGTTTGTTACAGGTTTTTGAGGGCAGGTAAGCAGTTTGAAAAATAAAATAAGTCTAATGCGAAGGAAGCGAGGTGTAAATCAATGAAAAATAAGAAATGTTTATCGGAAAATAATTGTTGCTATAAAATTGCTGGAGAGTGCTTTTCTACAGGCTACAGGGATAAAACTTGTGGTTATGCTCAAAAAGATAATGAAGAAAATCAGTATACTACATTCGATTGGATTCCATGTAATGAGCGGTTGCCGGAGCCAAATCCGACAATACAAAGTAAGCCATATCTAGTTACTGTTAAGGGGGCAAAAATGCCCTGTATACTATACTTTGCATGGGACGGCAACGGAATCCCAACGTGGCATGATGCATGTAATTACCGTTACGAGGTTATTGCGTGGCAGCCACTACCACTGGTATTCATAGATGACGGACAAGACGAAAAGAAAAAAGCGTATACACCAGAACAGATGGAACAGTTCCGAAAGAATATAAAAGATAAACAGGAAAAATGTTTCGCATAATGAATAAAAACCGAGCGAGGGCGTTAAATCCCCCGCAGGAAGGATGACTGAAAAAATGGCTCAAGAAAAATTATATCATTGCTGTAATACTTGTAGGCACAAAGATGACAGCTTTTACGGGTGCAAACAGGCAAATGAATGTTATAACGGGTTTAGTGCTTATGAACCCAATGTAGAAATGATAAAACAGGAAACCGACGCTTTATAAGAAAGATGCGTCGGATCATAAGTCTATTGCGCACCAACCAGGAGGTGAAAAGTTTGGAAGAAGAAAAGATTATTTATACAGTGCATCACGGATGCAATTCAGGGTTAATAAAAAATGCTGTTAACCTATATTTTGAAAAGGGTAGCAGAATAGCAGATGTTACATATGGCAGGGGAGTTTTTTGGAAAGACATTGATAAAAGCAAATATGAAATTGTTGGTACCGACATAAAAATGGGCATAGATTTTAGACAGCTGCCGCACAAGGATAATTCTTTTGACCACGGAGCGATTGACCCTCCATATGCAAGGCTTGAGCTGAAAGGTATGCAACACTGCTACAATACTACCAGGTTTACAACTCATAATGATATTGTCCAAATGTACAGGGATGGACTATGCGAATTAAAAAGAGCAATCAGGAGTAAAGGCTATATTTTATGTAAGTGCCAAGATGAAATTTACGGTGGTAAGCAGTATTGGACACACGAAGAAATAAAAAATATTGCTGAGAAAGAACTTGGAATGTATGCAGAAGATTTGTTCATTCTGATAAATACAAAAAGACCAAAACCGGTATATGAGCAAAAGCATGCCAGAAAGAATCACAGCTATTTGTGGATATTTCAGGTAAACAAGTAGTTCGAGATATGAATAGATAGTAACGGAAATACATGATCTTTGACAACTGAATAGTGCGGTAAGGAGTGAAACTTGACATAGAAATTTTCCAAGTGTAGTATTGTTTGTAATGAGTTACCTTTTATAATCAGTATTGTTTGCAACAAAAAATTGTTTTAATCAGGGGGCAAGATTATGAAGACAAAAACCGAGAACTCTTTTCTTAAAAGATACATAATAGCTATTTATTTTGTGATTACCTTTTTAATAACAATTATTTTGGGAGCGGCATATATGTTTACAAACAATGCATTTATTTCACCACAATATGCACCTACAATCGGACTTGTTCTCATTTGCGGGATGTTAAATAATTGGTCTGCTTGGGTGAAAATGAATTGGAATTCTGTTAAAACAAAAAAAATTCTGTTATGGATGTTAGTATCCTTATTCTTGCCTGTGGCTGTAATCTTAATTTCATCACTGATAATATCTTCGATGGGAAATCAATTTGTGATTTGGAAAGATACTTCGTTAGGATATGTTATCACAATTATTACTGCAATGCTCGGATGTATTACAGAGGAAATCGGCTGGAGAGGTTATCTATTACCTATGTTTGCAAAAAAGCATAATATGTTTTACAGTACAATAGTCGTTGGTTCATTATGGGGTATATGGCACTGCAAATTTACTTATGGATTATCGGGCTTTTTTCTGTTTGTAATGTTGATAATATGTTTTTCGATTTTTATGGCATGGGTATATATGAAAACCAGTGGGAATTTATTATGCATGATATTGTTCCACTTTGGCGTTAATGTCGGTTCTGTTACACTTCTTCAAAGTAGAGAAGGCGTTTTGTTTTATGCTTTAGCAACCACTATATGTGTAATTATTTGTATTCCTATAGTTCTAAAGAACAAAAATGAATTCTTCAATAAAAAGATTGAAAAAGAAATGCCAACAATAAAAATGAACATAATATGAAATTGATTTAGTTCGCAATCTTTATATATCAAGAATCATTCTATTACCGCACATTCATTTAAACGATGTGCGTTTTTTATGTCCATTTTTGGGCGCAAAATAAGAAAAGTACGTCGGATCATGAATATAGTGTAATTTTGGGGGTAATGGTTTTGGCCTGTGAAAGATGTGTAGGTGCAATGAGAGAAACACTTGTAGTAGGTGAACCAGTTAAATGCCAGTGTGATTATTGCGGAGCAAGATTCACAATAGGAGGAAAGCGTAATCTATGTCTTAGTTGTAATTGGTTTATTAGCGTTAAAACAGAAGATGAAGGATACAGATACCGATGTGTCAATAATGAAGCCGATTGTAAAGAAGAATGTAGCGGTTATGAATATGATGAATTTCAAGAAATCGTATCGCATAATGAATAAGTGTTGAAGGAGGTATAATGTGGAACAAAATATAGAAGTCATGCATAAAGGCAATATTATCAAGGTACAATTTGAGAATTGTCCACAGTGTAATTATTTCGATGAATGCTACGAGAATGGATTTGCACATTATCTTGAGCCTGCATGTGTTGAGCCAGTAAAATAATTAGTAATTAAGATTATAAAAGTTGTCCCGAATAACCCCTAATGTCCCGAATCCCCGTATTGATGTCCCGAGTGATATTTGATAGCATTAAACTGTAAAATCCCACATAAGCAAGCGACTTCTAAAAAGGAGTCGCTATTTTATTTGAAAGGAGGATTTTGGCTCTGCGTTTCTCCTTTACGCAAAGTCAGTACCGGGTCGTGTCTGTTCGCCAGCAGCCGGCAGCGGGAAACAAAAAATAAGGAGGATTTTTTACATGAACGGTTTTCTTGTATTATTTATTTATGCTTTTATTATGATAGCAACGACCGTGATATTCACTAAATGGACGGCCAATGCTGAGAGGTTCCATGTAGCCGACAGGAAAATTCCATTTGGGATTTCGGCCATGAGTATTGCTGCAACATGGGTATGGGCACCTGCACTGTTTGTTTCAGGACAGCAGGCATATCAAAATGGTATACCGGGAATGTTCTGGTTCCTGGTACCGAATGTACTTTGCCTTATGTTATTTATCCCATTTGCAAAACGGATCCGGAATGAATTTCCACAGGGTATTACTCTATCCGGATATATGGGAGAAAAATATCAAAGCAATAAAGTGAAGGGCATTTATTCATTCCAGCTTGGGACATTAGCTATTCTATCTACAGCGGTGCAACTACTGGCCGGGAGTAAAATACTTTCGCTAATAACAGGACTTCCCTTCTGGGTTATGACAATGCTGCTCGCTGTGATTGCTTATTCATACTCTCAGTTTTCAGGCATTAAGGCGGCAGTTGCAACTGACACCTTGCAAATGATAATCATTTTAGGTGGTTGTATATTACTTGTGCCTTGGGCGCTTAAAATGAATGGTGGAGCGTCTGCGCTAATTCAAGGACTCGGCTCCATCAATGGTAACATGACCTCGTTGACATCACAAACAGGGCTGGCGGTATTCCTCGGTTTCGGATTACCTACAGCGATAGGACTGACATCTGGACCATTTGGAGACCAATGTTTTTGGCAACGAGTGTTTTCAATCAGGAAGGAGCATATAGGTAAGGCGTTTTTTGTTGGAGCGTTAATATTTGCCCTCGTACCCATAGCAATGGGAGCGATGGGATTCATAGCAGCAGGCTCAGGCTTCAAAGCCTCTGATGTGGGAATGGTAAATTTCGAGTTTATATCTTCCATCTTCCCAGCGTGGGTTCTTATACCATTCCTGTTTATGATACTATCTGGATTGCTATCCACAGTATCAAGTAATCTATGTGCAGCTGCATCCATGACGTCGGACCTCAAGACTGGTAGCAGCATAAAAAAGTCAAAGCTTACTATGTTAATGCTGCTGGTAGTAGCAATAGCGATTTCCAATATACCAGGCCTGACAGTAACATGGTTGTTTTTGTTTTATGGTACGCTCAGGGCATCGACTCTCTTGCCAACAGTAATGACATTACTCGGCAAGAAGTTATCTGCTCGGGGCGTTTTTATTGGTGTCTTGATTTCATTATGCTTAGGCTTGCCGATATTCGCTTACGGCAATATATTCAATATTGCTCTGTATAAGACAATCGGAAGTTTAACCACTGTGCTCATGAGCGGCATAGTGGCTGTCCTCGCATCCCGAAAGGCGGTGAGGGCATGAAGATAATCAAGAAAAAGCTGGCTGATCTCAAAAAGCCGGAGCGTAATGTGCGTTTGCATACTGACAAACAGCTCCATGAGTTCAGACGATCAATAGAAATGTTCGACCAGATCCGCCCCATCGTCATCGACGAGGACAATGTGATACTGGCCGGCAATGGTTTGTATGAAGCCCTCAGTTCTCTGGGGAGAACAGAAGCGGATTGCTATATTGTATCTGGCCTGACAGAATCGGGAAAGAAAAAGTTGATGTTGGCAGACAACAGAGTATTCGACTTGGGTGTCGATGACCTGGCTACGTTCGATGCTTTTATCCTGGAGCTAAAAGACGACCTTGATATTCCAGGCTTTGAAGAGGATTTATTGAAATCCATCGTCATGGAAGCAGACGAGGCAGGAATAGCACTGCAGGAATACGGCACTATTGACGAGAGCCGCAAGAACGACATCAAGGAAACCAGGGATAAATACGAAGCTCAGGAGGAAGCAGCTGCGCAAACCGCCGAGCAATATGTCCCTCCTTCCGAACCTGCGGAAGAGAAGCGCAAGTATATCCTCTGCCAGAAATGTGGTGAGCGGATATGGCTATAAAGCGTGTGCAATCCGACATGGATGTAGTAACCGTTGCAAGGAAAAGGCTAAAAAATGTATTTTCAAATGGTGTACCGGTGTATATGTCATTCTCCGGAGGTAAAGACAGTTTGTGTCTGGCTGACCTTACTCTGAAGCTGATCCACTCAGGAGAGATAGATGCCTCTCTCCTGACAGTCCTCTTTATAGACGAGGAAGCAATCTTCGATTGTATTGAAGAAACCGTCAAAGTATGGAGAAAGAAATTCCTACTCGCCGGCGCCAAATTCCAGTGGTGGTGTGTTGAGGTAAAACATTTTAATTGTCTGAATGAGCTTACGAGCGATGAGTCGTTCATATGCTGGGACAGACAAAAGCAGGATATATGGATAAGGCGGCCGCCTCCATTCGCCCTGCTAAATCATCCGAAGCTACGACCACGCGTAGACAGTTATCAAACTTTCCTACCGAAAGTCACTATGGATGGAATCATGATAACGGGTGTGAGGACTTCCGAGTCAGTACAGCGCTTACAGTATATGTCAGCGCTTAATATGGGCGCAGGCGGTATCACCAACAAAAATATGATTTATCCCATATATGACTGGAAGACATCTGACGTTTGGCTGTATCTGAAAAATGAAAAGGTCGACATTCCGGTCATTTACCTGCATATGTACCAATCAGGAACAAATCGGAATATGCTCCGAGTGTCACAGTTCTTTTCAGTGGATACGGTACCGAGCTTGGTCCATATGGGTGAATATGAACCGACACTCATGGAGAAGGTCATACGCAGAGAGCCGAATGCATACCTGGCTGTATTGTATTGGGACAGTGAAATGTTCAGGCGCACTTCCCGAAAGAGGAAAGAGCTTGAAGGTGATGACATAAAGGACTACCGGGCATTACTCATGGAAATGCTGTTTGAGCGTCCTGAAGAGTATTTCAATACCCCGCATAAAGTGGCTGTGGCCAAACGCTACCGTAAATTGTTCATTGAGATGGATGGCATGGCAAGACCACGTGACTATCGCAAAATATATGAGGGACTTATAGCCGGTGATCCAAAGCTCAGAACATTACGCGCTATATACCAGGATATATACTGCTCTTATGCAGAATATGCCAAGCGCTTCCGGAAAGGAGGCGAAGCAAATGCATGATGTAGATATATTTGCACCACTTGGTTCGCTTCAATGGATAGACAGGAGTAGGCTTAAAGCTAATGACTATAACCCAAACAAGGTCACACGCGAGAACTTGAATCTGCTCAAACAGTCCATACTCACCAACGGTTGGACGCTTCCTATAGTGGTACGACCGGACATGACCATCATCGACGGCTTTCATCGGTGGATGGTGTCAGGAGAAGAACCACTGATAACAAAGCTTAGTGGTAAAGTACCCGTTGTCATAGTGAAGCATACAGATTCAGCTGGTGATATTTATGGTACGGTCACACACAACAGGGCACGTGGTACTCATCTACTCGGCCCAATGAAAGCAATAGTTCAACGCTTACTTACTGAAGGTAAATCAGTAAATGAAATAGGTAAGCAGTTAGGTATGAGACCAGAGGAAGTATTCAGGCTATCAGAATTCTCTCGTGATGATTTCCTCTCACTCATGACAAAGGATGTTAAGACATATAGCAAGGCAGAACTTATAACAAAGCTGTAGTTCTTCATGCTCTCAGTCCAGGGCAGGCACAAACCTTATAAGATGTGTCTGTACCTGGGCGACCTCCTATAAAGAGCTATAATCAAACTACAGAGAGTTGCAACAGCATCATAAAATGACTGCCGATAGAAAAAGGTACTGTGACGGGGTGTCGGCATACCATGCGGGCTCGTCGACCCCAAATTTCGTGTATGTAATAAATTTTTTTTTCGACCATTTCGTTACGCACAAGGAGGAATTCGATGGACATAACCACAAAAACCGAGGTATCTGGCACTGAGCTTGCTGCTGTTTTGGGAGTAACAGGCAGACGGATACAGCAGCTCGCACAAGACGGAATCATCGAAAGTGACAAAGGCAAATATCTGCTCACTGACGCAGTTCAAAAATATATAGAATACCGCATGAAAGAAAAAGCGCTAAGCGCGGCCGAAAAAGAAAAGCTGGACGCAGACGTCAGCATTAAAAAGGCTAAAGCAATTGTTTCAGTGCTTGAGGCTAAGGAACTTCAGGGGAAAATGCACCGTTCAGAGGATGTTGCGGCCATGACCGAGGATTTGATTTATACAATTCGAGGTATGCTTATGGCGTTACCGGGCAGGCTAGCGGTGGATGTCGCTGCTATTTCATCTCCTGCAGAGGCGGCTGAGTTTATCCGTAAGGAAATACATAAGGTCATGGGGGAACTTTCGCATTATCAATACGACGCTAAGAAATATAATGAGCGCGTTCGTGAGCGGCGAAGTTGGGACACTGGAAATAAGTCGGATACTGACGATGATTAAAAGTGATGAACTTCGGCTGAACGCAGCGATATCAAAAGCAATCGCCGGCATGAAACCCCCTGAAGACCTGACTGTTTCAGAGTGGTCTGATAGGAAGCGTAGGCTTTCACCAGAGAGTAGTGCTGAACCTGGGCCATGGCGCACAAGCAGAACCCCCTACCTCCAGGGACCAATGGACGCCTTTACAGACCCAAAAGTGCACCGCATAATTGTAGCGTCTGCTTCACAGGTCGGAAAATCGGAAGTATTAAACAACACTATCGGTTACATTATCGATGAAGATCCGGGTAGCATTTTGTTTATCCACCCGACCACCATTGATGCAAAGGATTACTCTAAGCTCCGAATTGCTCCGATGATAAGGGATTGTAAATCACTCAAGACAAAGGTGGCTGACCCAAAGAACCGGGACAGTGCCAATACCATATTGCAAAAGACATACCCGGGCGGCATTTTGACAATGTGCGGCTCGACCGAAGCTCACTCGCTGGCGTCAAAACCTATCCGCTATATACTCGGTGACGAGCGTGACCGATGGGCAACATCGGCAGGAAAAGAAGGTGACCCGTGGGAGCTTGCCAGAGCGAGGCAGATAACATTCTACAACGCAAAGGCTGTTGAGGTATCTACCCCGACAATAAAAAATGCCAGTGCTATTGAATCTTCTTTTGTCGAAGGAACAATGGAACGGTGGTGTTCACGATGTCCTCATTGTGGAGAGTATCATAACATAGCATTCTCTTCAATTAGATATAAGCATGAGGAAATCATCGTAGCAAATAAAAAAACATACAAGGTGACAGACGTTTCCTATGTATGTCCCGGATGCGGCTGTATATCTTCCGAAATGGAAATGAAGCGGCAGACTGGAAAATGGATTGCAGAGAATCCAGCAGCATATGAGAACGGTGTGCGTTCCTTCTGGCTCAATGCTTTTGTTTCACCTTGGGCCTCATGGGAATCAATCATATTACTATATCTCAATGCAATAGGGAGCTCAAAGAAACTACAGGTCGTTTATAACACACGCTTCGGTGAACTATGGGAGGATCGTGGCGATCTGGAGGACGAGGACAGCCTACTTGCACGGCGAGAGGAATATCCGGAAGGCGCCGAACTCCCAGAAGGTGTCCTGGTTTTGACCTGTGGCGTAGATACGCAGGATGACCGTCTCGAATATGAGGTTGTTGGTTTTGGGCATTTCGGAGAAAATTGGGGAATTAAGAAAGGCATTATAATGGGGCGCCCTGACGATACGGAAACTTGGACCCGATTGGACGATGTTTTGGAACATGTCTTTCGTTTTTCTGACGGATCTGGCTTGAGATTGTCAATGACGTTTGCTGATGAGGGCGGCCATTTTACACAAGAAGTCCGGCAACAATGCTATAAGCGCATCGGCAAAAAGGTTTTTGCTATCGCCGGAAGCAATAAGCACGATGCACCATTCACTGCGCCACCACGAAAGCAGAAAATTGTAGTAACCAAAAACGGAGTTAAGAAGGTTATCGGAACATGCTGGCGATATGATATAGGCGTTAATGCGGGAAAACAGATTATCATGGATAATCTCCGAGTGCAGACTGAGGGAACTAAGTACAGCCACTTTCCCAAGCGTGATGATTACGGTGATGCTTATTTTAAAGGGCTACTATCGGAGCGGCTTGTTTACGATACTGAGAAGAAACAACCCTGGGTATGGGAGAAGATACCCGGACACGAACGTAACGAAGCTCTTGATTGCCGAAACTATGCGTTTGCTGCATTCAAGGCGTTATCACCGGATCTAGATGCAATAGATAAACGCCTTAAAGTAGCGAAAAATGATATTCGCGTTAAAGTCGCTGCTGTTTTACCTGGTAATACATCATCCAATGAAGCAGCATCGGCCCAGGTACAAAAGCCACGAAAAAAGAAAAGTGGTAATTCTCTGAAGAAATACTATGACGATTGGTAAGGGGGTGAAAACATTGGTAGATAAAATTGAAATCCAGGCAAGACTTGACTTCTGGAAAAGTGCTCTCACAAAATTGAGAACTGCATATCTTGCTTTGGTGAATGGCGGTGTGAAAAGTTATACCATTGATGACAGAGAGCTCACCCGTTTTGATATTGATAAATTAAAAAATGAAATTACAGAAGCGGAGCGCAGGGTAGATGAACTTACAGCAATGCTGCAACGGAGAAAACCGAGAAAGGCTTTCGGAATATTACCGAGAGATTGGTAACAAGTATATGTCCGTCCGGACTCCCGGCTAAATTATATGACAGGAGGCGAAAAAGCATTGAGCAATAGACGTTATGTACGACGAATGGGTACGCCGCAGGTAAAAGGATATAGTGAAGCAGGTGCAAGTATAATACGACGGGCACTCAAGGGATTTAATGCGGTCAGTGGCTCACCGGTTGAGGATATAGACTGGAATAACTATACGCTCCGGCAACGTGGCAGAATGTTATACATGGCATCCCCTGTTGCAACTTCAGCAATAAATACCAACAGGACAAAGGTTGTAGGTACTGGACTCACTTTGAAAAGCTCTATCAACCGTGATGTGTTGGGGCTGTCTCAGGAAGCTGCTAAAGCTTGGCAGCGATTAACGGAAGCGGAATTCACTTTGTGGGCTCAAAAGAAAGAAAATTGCGATGCAACAGGTGTAAATAACTTCGAGGGATTACAGCAGTTAGCATTGAAATCATGGCTCATGAGTGGAGATGTATTTCCTCTCTTCAAGAGGTATGACCCGACGCCTACAAATCCATACTCGTTACGCATTCATCTTATCGAAGCAGACCGGGTAAGCACACCAACGGAATACGGTACAGCCGTGACACCTTCCCCTCGATTCACTGATGGAAAAAATCCGGATAACGGGAATATTGTCCACGATGGTGTGGAAGTAGACCAGAACGGCAAGATTGTAGCCTATCATATCCGGAATACATATCCGAATCAGCTTGTAGTTGAGACTCCGAGGTGGACTCGTGTCGAAGCATATGGAATAAAAACAGGATTGCCAAACATATTGCATGTCATGGACAGTGAACGGCCTGATCAGTACCGGGGTGTTACTTATTTGGCCCCTGTTATAGAACCGTTGTTGCAACTGCGGAGATATACTGAGAGCGAACTTATGGCAGCACTGGTTCAGTCTTTCTTTACTGCATGGATAACAACAAAAACGGATACAACGGATATACCAATAAATGAAACCGGATCCGGCGATGTAGTGGGTATACCTGGTGAGCAGCCAGACGAAGTATCTCACAGCGAAAACGAGCACGAAATGGGACCTGGCACAGTCGCCCACCTTGAAGACGGAGAAGATATCAAGTTCGGTAATCCGAATATTCCTACAACAGGCTTCGAGAGCTTTGTGAAAACAATATGCCGTATTATAGGTGCTGCCTTGGAGCTACCATACGATGTATTAATAAAAGAATTTAATAGCTCGTATTCTGCGGCCAGAGCAGCACTAATGGATGCGTGGGAAGCATTCAAGATGCGTCGGAAATGGTTTGTTGACGATTTTTGTCAACCTGTATATGAAGTATGGCTTGCTGAGGCTGTGGCCAGAGGGCGGATAAAGGCTCCAGGTTTTTTTGACGATCCGAGAATCCGGGCTGCATGGTGCGGTGCTCGCTGGATCGGGCCAGTGCAAGGACAGATCGACCCAAGTAAAGAAGTTAAAGCAGCAATAATGAACGTTGACCGTGGATTCAAAACTCATGAACATGTTACCCGCGAGCTGGGCGGTGGCGACTGGGAGGCTAATGTCGAACAGCTCAAGCTTGAGAATGAAAAATTACTTGATGCCGGAGGCGGTAAATATATGGCCGTCCTCGGTGACGAAAATACGAAAGGAAGTGAACCAAATGCCTAAGTTTTTTAACGGGATATTTGCACGAAAAGGTTTGTTGAAACCTCCTTCGGTGAATATCCGGCGCAGTTGTTACGCAATGACGATGACAGACGGTCTGGATGCCGAGATTCAGTTTTATGGGGAAATCGTGAAGACAAGGCCCATAGACTGGTGGACCGGTGAGCCTCAGCAGGGAAACTTCATTATACTTGATGAATTCCTTGAGGATTTGAAAGCCATCGAAGGAGCCAAGACCCTACTCATGCGCATTGACAGCATTGGCGGCGATTCGGAAGTATCTGTTACCATCCATAACCGACTACGAGAGCTTGCGGCAAAGAAGACCGCGAGGATAGATGGCGTTGCCATGTCGGGCGGTACTCACATTACTTGCGCTGCCGATATCATCCAGGTCAATCCAGCGAGCCAGTTCATGATCCACAAGTGCTGGGGATTTCTTTTTGGTGGATACAATGCGGACGAGCTGAGAGCTTTAGCAGAAACCTGGCTTGATCCGACAGACAAATCCCAGGTGGAAATCTATAAGGAACGAACGGGCAAGACGGAAGAGGAACTGCTCGCGATGATGTCTAAGACGGCTACCTTTGTGGGTCAGGAAATCATCGACGCAGGCTTTGCCGATGAAATGCTTGCTTCTGCATATGATAAGCCGGAGATTGCGGCAAGTGCAGACGGACGCCTGCTCATGGTAAATGGACGGCCAATGCACATGCCGTCATTCGCTAAGTTACCTGACGGAATTAAAACGGTCGCAACCTCGCAAGAGGATGACAATAATAAAACTCAACCGGCTACAACCGGTGGTCAAGAAGGAGGAAAACTCATGGCCAAAAATCTTGAAGAGCTCCGTGCTGAAAATCCGGAGTTGGCAAATCAGCTTATGACCGAGGCAAAGGCCGCTGTATCCACAGATGACGGATCAGCAGTCGAAGCAGAACGCAAGCGCATTGAGGAGATAGATACAATATCTTCTTTATACGATGATGAAACCGTAAAAGAAGCTAAGTATGGGAAAACAGCCTGCAATGCTCAGGAACTTGCTTTCCGCGCAGCTCAAAAAGCTGCAAAGAAGGGAAAAGTAACCTTGGATAATATGCAGGAAGACACAAATGCCTCAGGCGCTAACGATGTATCGGCTGCTACTGTTACTATCGAAGAGGATAAGCCTCTCACACCCGCACAGCGTATGGCGGCTGGTCGTGCAGATGCAAAAAAAATTCAGAACAAGGAGGATAAGTAAAAATGAAACATTTGAACAGAAAAGTCGGAAAAGTAGCGTATGACAAATTGCTTGCCGGCGTATCACCTGCGGTTCATGTCAACTCTGGCGTCATCAGACAACTTGGCGCAACTGCAACATTTCCGCGCGGCACGGTATTTGCAAAATCCTCTGGCTCCGCTGGAGATGGAAAGCTCGTTATTCTCGGTACTACAGCAATAACAAATGAGACGCTTACTCCTGACAGTATCCTTTGCGATGACACCGAGATAGGAACCACTGCAGCAGTAAATGCAGCTGTATTCACAGGAGGGTGCTTCAATATCGATGCACTGACCGTAAAAGATGGTTACACCTTATCCGAGGCAGACAAAGACAAGCTGCGTGAACGCGGCATCTATCTCGGTACGGTGTTATCTTAAATAAGGAGGTATATAGAAATGCCAAACAACATTGATTTATTCGACACCTACTATATGGCTGGTATGGTGCAGGAAATTGTTCCGCAAATGACTTTTTTCCGTGACCGATATTTTCCGACTGGCACCGGCGACATTTTTGCTGCCAATAAGGTATTGGTAGAATATCAGGACGGTGACCGCAGGCTTGCTCCATTTGTAGTACCACGTGCTGGTGATATTCCTGTAGGCCGTGGTGGTTACGAGGTTGACGAGTTTGAGCCACCTAGTATTCTTCCCTCCCGCTTGCTTACACTGGATGACTTACAGAAGCGCGGCTTTGGTGAGGCATTGTTTTCGGGGTCTTCGCAGGCTGAACGCGCAAGGGCTTTGCATATACGTGATTTGTCTGATCTTGATAGGCGCATTACTCGCAGAGAGGAATGGATGGCAGTCCAGACAATGATCAACAACGGCTGCACAATGACGGCATATATAGACAATAAGACCGTTGGACAGACATATGATGTGTTCTATTACGACACATCAGGAGGTAATCCTGCTATCTACACCGTCAGCGACGAGTGGGATGATACCAACGGTAACTTCTGGAGTGATGTCGAAGCTATGTGTGGAGCATTAGCAGACAGAGGTCTAGCCGTTGCCGACCTCATTCTCGGTTCAACAGCCGCAAACTTTATACTGTCCGATGCAGGAATACAGAAAAGACTCGACAACAGGAGAGCTGAATTTGGCAATCTTGCACCGAAAATCACTACTCCCGGCGTTTCATGGCTCGGCAGGTTGAACTTCTCCGGATTCGAACTGGACATCTTCTCTGTCCGTGAAACATATGTAGACGATTCCGGAACAACACAAAGATTCTTTCCTGCCAAATCCGCAATGGTAACATCCCCTGGATGTGGACATATGATGTATGCACAGATAAGCCAGATTGAGCCGGATGAACAATACCACACATTCGCGCTGCAGCGTGTTCCAAAATTTGTTGTTGACCGTGACCATGATATCCGGAAGCTAAGACTTGGTTCTCGTCCGCTCGCGGCACCTTTGCAGAAGTCCCCATGGATGTATGCGGCAAATGTCGTGAAATAGGTCGTTGACCGGAAAGGAGTAAGCAAATGCAGCTTATAAAAATTGTTAATGGTACGTACGGCCACAAGACTCTAGGATCAAAACACATTGACCCAAAAGACGTCGGAAGTCCACCTTTTGAAGTCGATGATATAGAAGCAATACGCTTAGTTGATATAGGTGTCGCTATTTATTGTTTAGATATTGATGTGATAGAAGAGGCCGCTACGCCTGTTGCAACTCCTGATAAAGAAGAGAATGTAACAGGTACAGGTAAAAATACTCCGGATGGAAATGCGGGTGAAAAACCGTTCTATAGCTCCGAAATGAAAGCTGACGAACTTAAGGAACTAATGAAAAAATATGGGCTGTCTTTCAAGGTCGGGATGACGAAGGACGATATAGTAGCTGCCCTGGATGAATTCTTTGACAACGAGGAAGAGAAAACCGATGATGACGTCATCGATGACGAGGATCCGCCTTCTCTTTCCGCTGAGAATCCAGTTTTATGAGCAGTTTTAAAGATATGGTCGAAGCAGACAACAAGAATGTGTTTATGAACACTGAAGAGTTTGCGGAGCTGCACACGGTAATCTATGATGGTATGACATACGATGGAGAAGAACATCAAGGTATTTCCATCACATTGTCTGGCTTGAAAGAGAAGGACCGGCGTCAGCTCCAGGCCGACCATGTAGAAGGGTTATACCTTGTGACCACTATCATGCATTGCGCTGCCTCCGACCTTGGCGGTGTGGTGCCGGAAAAAGGCACAAGGATAAAGATAAATGACGGGGACTTTTTCCGAGAGTACCATGTGGCAGCTTCAGTCTGCGAAGTCGGTATGCTACGGGTAGAATTGGAGGCGATTGACGAGTGAATTACATTCGTGTTAATCAGGTTGGCGCCAACAGCCTTGACCGGATAAATAAAATCCTGGCCGGAGTACAGGGCGGCATATGGAAAGTCACATCCGCTGCAATGAAACGTGCAGGAGAAACGGCAAAAACAAGGGCTGGTGAGTTTGCAGCCAGCCAGTATGCTATTAATAAAAATGATTTTATGCGAAAAGTAAAAATAAAATCGCATATTGCAAGTGAAGATGGTGGTGTTGTTTCAATGTCTATTAGTTATTCAGGCAATGTCATACCTCTTTTAACGTTCAATACTAAATTTTCGCGAGGTGGTGAAGTGCAAACGCAGGTCAAAAAAGGCGGTGCTGCCACGGTGCTTAAACATGCTTTTGCAGCTAAGATTTTTGGGCCAATAAGCATATTTGAGCGTGTTGGGACATCAAGATTCCCAGTCGAGCAAAAGTTTGGACCCAGTGCAGCTCATATGATGCAGAATGACGAAGTTATTAAAATGATGGATGAAACAATCCGCGAAACTTATGAAAAACGTATTGAGCATGAAATTACAAGGGTATTGGCAGGAATTGGAGGCGGTAGAAAGTGAATCGGATTACATTGCTAGAACAATTTAAACTTTTCACAAAAGAATCAACTGGCGATATTATAATGCCGGTTAAACTACAAAAAGGTGACATTGAGCAAACATACCGTAATGCTGATGTTTACCTTATGCGCCTTAAAGATAGCAATTCGGCACAAAAAAAAGCTCCATACATCATTCATCAACTGATTACCGGAAAGGATATTCAACCTCAAGGACAGAACATATCTGCCTCGGCAATCATACGTTCAATATTCTGTGTATTTAACGACAACGAAGAAGAAGGAGCTCTTATGCTCATAAACTTAATGGAGCGGTTGCGCATAGAGCTGTTAAAGCAGGTGGTCATCGGGAAGCAATTTCAGCTTGACCTTGAGGCAGGGCTGGAATCGTTGGTATATCCTGATGACACTGCCCCATACTACTGCGGTGAGATGATCTCCACATGGAAAATACCTGTTGTCAGAATGGAGGCCTTTAAATGGTTGTAAAAAAGAATCGATCCTCTGAGACTGATGAAGTTATAGAGGAAGTTCAGATCCCAGAACCAGTGACTGATGAAAAGAATATAGGTTCAAAGTCTGAAAAAACTGCTGACAATGTCGGCAGTTTTTGTGTTTATATTGGTCCGAGTGTTCGTGGAGTGATTCAGTCAGGAATGGTTTTCAGCGGAACGAAGGAAGAGGCGGTTGCATCTCTTCCTGATGCTGTTCATGTGTATCCGCTGATTGCAACACTTATTGTTCCAGGAGGAACACTTGCGGAGGACCGCATAAAAGTCAAAACAGCTGGTAACTTGCTTAATGTCAACTACAATAAGCTGGTAGCCAGTCTGAAATCAAAATAAGGAGGAAATGAAAAATGCCTAATCATGGAGTTTATGTATCCGAGCAGGCAACAAGTGTGGGTACCCCTATAACGGCAAAAGTCGGTATACCGTTCGTTATAGGTACAGCTCCGGTACAGCGGGTAGAATCCCCAGCTGCGGTCGGAGATCCTGTGCTTTGTACAAGCTTTGAAGAAGCTGTTGAGAAACTCGGATACTCTGATAACTGGAGTAACTACAATCTTTGTGAGTTTATGTATTCGCATTTTAAGCTTTATGGCTGCCAGCCAGTTATTTTTGTGAATATGCTCGCAACTTCGACAATGAAATCCGCTGTAGTGGCAGCAGACAAGCAGGTGATAAATCACAAGGTGAAACTGCCTACTGAGGCAATCAACGACTCTGCGTTGGTGATAAAAGCAGCAGGAGGAACAGGTGGTGCCTACGAAAAGGATACTGATTACAGCACTTATTATGACGGAGAAAATCTCGTAATAGAGTTACTGTCAAATAGTAGCCATTATACCGAAAATACAATCAATGTTGCATACAATGCCGTTATTCCTGCTTCGGTGGATAATACTGCTGTTGCAACCGGTTTGGAGAACATCGAAAAGTGTCTGACTGTGGTCGGCATTGTGCCGGATCTGATTTGTGCACCGGGTTATTCTATGAATTCCGAAGTTGCAGCAGTCATGGCAACAAAAGCAGCAGGGATAAATGGAATGTTTAAAGCTAAGGCGCTCATTGACATTAGCACAGCTGCAGTGGGAGGTGCTGACGAGTATAGCAAGGTGGCAGCAAGCAAAGCACAAAATAATTTCACAGATGAGGACCAAATTGTATGCTGGCCATTACTTAAACTGGGTAATCGTGTGTTTCACTTTTCAACACAACTTGCGGGACTGATAGCTCAGGTAGACATCGGCAACGGAGGAAGCCCATATGAAAGTCCATCAAATAAAAAAATGCAGTGCGATTCTTTGGTGACTGAATCTGGAAAAGAAGTAAAACTGACATTAGCACAGGCAAACATACTGAATGCTGCCGGTATTATGACCTCCCTCAATTTTATGGGAGGATTTGTAGCATGGGGTAATTATACCGCTTGCTATCCTTCCAGCATCGATGTAAAGGATTATCTTATCCCCGTGTCAAGGATGTTTGATTGGGTAGGAAATACCCTGATAACGACTTTCTGGAGTAAGTTGGACAAACCTATGAACCGTAGGCTAATTGATTCCATTTTGGACACTTGCAACATCTGGCTTAATGGTCTTGTAGGTTCGGGCTATCTGCTCGGTGCTCGTGCAGAATTCAGGGAAAACGAAAATCCACTCACAAGTCTGATGGCTGGTATTATTAAGATCCATCTCTATATAACTCCGCCCAGTCCGGCACAGGAAATTGATTTTGTTCTTGAGTATGACGCTGACTATGTAACAGCGGCACTCAGTTCGTAAGAAGGGAGATATGAAATATGAATGTTGATGAGAGCATTATCGCATACGCAGTTTATGAGGACAGTGTGGAATATTCGGGGACAGCAAAGGTAGCACTACCGGATATAACTTACTTAACACAGGGCTTTACTGGGGTAGGGGTAGCCGGAAACATGGAGGCTGTAATTGCTGGTTACATTGATGTGATGAAGATGACACTTGAATTCCGTACAATGAATGAAAATTCCATTGCACTATCTGAACCGAGATTACATAAGATAAGTCTTCTGGCCTCTGTGCAGATTGAGGACACCTCATCCGGTACTATTGCCTTTCAGAGCCATAAGCATGTAATGGTGGGAATTCCAACGAAATATTCAGGCGGTTCCCTGGCACCTGCAAGTATCGGTACCCCAACTGTGGAATTTGCCGTGCGTTACTGGGCGTTTTATATCGATGGCGTTCGAATGAGAGAAATCGATCCCTTTAACCACATACACTTTGTAAATGGCAGGGACTACCTTGCAGATGTAAGAAAAGCGCTCGGTAAATAATAAAAATAACCCGGGGTGTATTTCGCCCCGGGAATATTTGCATATAAGTGAGAGGAGATTTTATCATGACCGATTTGAAAAATACTGGAGTTATCGACACAAAGGAATTATCTGCAGCCCAAAAAGAGGCAGCTGATAGCGGAAATTCTTATACACACTTGTTTCGCAAGCCATATGAATATGAAGACAAAACCTTTACTCAGGTGACATTTGATTGGGACAAGCTCACCGGGGATGACGCTCTTGCAATTGAAAATGAGTTGCAACAGCTTGGCAAGCCAGTTATTGTTCCTACCTTTTCAGGTGAGTACCTTGTACGCATGTGTGCAAGAGCTTGTACTGATCCTATAGGTGCAGACTTTTTTAAGAGAATGCCAATTGCGGACTATAACAAAATAAGGAGCGCTTCACGTTCTTTTTTACTGAAATCGGAGCTGTAGTAGGAGACGGGGGCAAATGGCTCCGAAGGCAATGCCTTATAATGGCGCAGACTAACAATACGCCGGTATCATTCTGGTTATCACTCCCAATTGTGGAATTCCTAAAATGGATCCGGGATAGCAACCAGATTATTGAAGAAATAAAGTCGTCACGTAAAAACAAAAAATGATAGGAGGCTTCTTATGGCATCACTTCGAGAATATGAGATGCTCTTCCAATTAAATGCCCAGCTCGATGGTGGCTATAACAGTACTTTCAAGGCAGCGCAGAGCCAGATAGCCTCCATGCAGAAAGAAATTGATGCTTTTAATAAAGTACAGTCTAAGATTACAGCATATGAGAAACAGCAGTCAGCGATTGAGGGTACAAAGAAGAAACTTGAAGTCCTGCAGCAACAATATGACAACATCCAGAAGGAAATTTCGGAAACGGGTGAGTATTCGTCTACGCTCGCAAACAAGCTGCTTGCAAAGCAGCAGCAGATAGACAAAACCAATGTTTCCATTCAGGCTCAAACTGAAAAACTTGGGCAAATGAAAAATGCACTCCATGCGGCCGGTATAAATACGGATGCTCTTACAGAAGAAAATGCAAAGCTCGGCAACCAAATGGATGTACTTAAACAGAAACAGGTTGAGGTTGCGGAAAAAGCCAGTAGTTTTGGTTCTAAAGCTTCTGCAGCTTTTATGGAAATAAATCAGGCTATAGCTGCAGCCGGAATTACTGTCGCTCTTAAAGAGATATATGATGGCTTTATGAGCACTGCTGATGCATCAATAAAGTTTGAATCTGGTATTACCGGGGTTGATAAAACCACAGATTTGACAAAACGGGAGCTTGCGGAGCTGGCTCAAGGTATAAAGGACCTCTCAGGAGACATCCCAGTTGCCACCGGGGAGCTAAATGAAATCACAGAAGCAGCCGGACAGCTTGGCATTGCCCAAGACCATCTCCTGGACTTCAGCGAGGTAATGGCAAATCTGGGTGTTGCAACAAACCTTAGTGCAATGGATGCCTCAACGGCTCTTGCTAAATTTGCGAATATTACAAAAATGTCCGCAGATGACTACGAACGGCTTGGATCTACAATTGTTGGATTAGGAAATAAATCTGCATCCACAGAATCTGAAATTGTGTCAATGGCAACAAGGCTGGCATCAACAGGTTCAATTATCGGACTTTCTGAACCAGAAATCATGGCTGTATCAGCTGCTCTGTCCTCCCTCGGTATCGAAGCTGAGGCAGGTGGCAGTGCCATATCTAAATTACTAAAGGATTTTGAGGTAATGGTTCAGACCGGCGCACCTGGGCTCAAAAATTTTGCAAAAGTTGCAGGCATGAGTGCAGATGAATTTTCTGTCGCATGGGGAAAGAATTCGGTTGAAGCACTCGGGAAATTCATAGATGGGCTTGGACGTATTGAGGCAGATGGAGGATCAGCTGTTGCTACTTTGGAAGACCTCGGCATAACTGAAATCAGAATGTCAAATGCTGTCCTAGCGCTTGCTTCTTCTGGTGGAATGCTTAGCGATTCACTTAAAACAGCAAATGCGGCGTGGAAAGATAATACCGCCCTGACTGTAGAAGCTGAAAAGCGATATGCAACGACTGAAAGTCAACTTAAAATGATGCAGAATGAGTATGACAATCTTAAGATAGCGATAGGAGATAATTATACGCCTGTCTTGAAGGAATCATATGAAGTAGGGAATCAAGTTCTTAGTGGAATAACATCGTTTATCCAGAAGCATCCTGAGCTCGTCCAAGCAGTTACGGCTTTTACAGGAATTATCGGTTTAGCTGCTGCAGGGATTACGGCTTATGCCGTAGCAGTAAAAATTGCTGGTGCAGCGACTGCATTGTTCTCTGCAACAATTCCGGGAATAAACGTCATCATGGGTGTAACTTTGGCTGTGGCTGCATTGACTGCAGGGAGTTTTTTGCTGGCAAAAGCCACAAAAACAGAACAGGAAGAGCTTGCCGAACTCACGGCTACATCACGTGAGCAATATCGTCAAATGAAGGAATCGGAAGCCGAGTACAAAGAAGTAAGCGATGCTATGGGCGAAACTTCATACGAGGCGCAAGTCTTAAAGCATAAATTAGATGACGCTACTAAAGCATACGAGGAAAATAAGCGGACCGCCAAAGAAATGGCTGAAGAGCATGAGGCAGTCATCAACACCCATAAGGAATTGATGGAAGCATATGATGACACCATCAAGGGAGTTGAGGGAGAATCCCTCAGCAATGTAAACCTTATGAACAAACTCGAAGAGCTGATGTCGGTAGAAGGAAAAACTGCTGCTGCAAAGCAAGAGATCCTTACTATTGTTGAAATGCTTAACGAGGCTGTGCCAGAGCTTGGGCTACATTATGATGAGTACAAGGATTCTCTTAATATGACGGCTGACGCCCTCGAGAAAATCATCGAGGCTGAAATTGTCAGAGATAAATATAAAGCAAACAAAGACCAGCTTAAGAAGTTCAAAGAAGATGAAATCAAACTCCAGAAGTTATTGAATGAGAGTAAAGAAGAAACTACTGCTAGAGTACGTGAATTATCGAAAGCTCAAGAGGATCTGTCAAAAATCCAGGAGCAAGGAGCTAAATTAACCGATGTTGGTAAGAGCGATTTGGGAAGAGCGTATGCGCCATATATTGACGCTGTTAATAAAGCGAAAAGTGCCGTAAATGATGCGACAGAAACGGAAAAAGAGGCTCAGGCTCAATATAGTGAAAATAAAAAGAAAATTGAAGAGATTACAAGCGCCATGGCCGGGTATTCCGAGGAAGTAGCAGGAAAAGGAGGAGAAGTCCAGAAAGCTATTACCAACATTACGGAGAAAGTATCTGATCTTGCTAAAAAATACGATGAAGCATACAAAGTTGCTCTCGATAGTCTGGAAGGACAATATTCTCTTTGGGATAATGTTGCAGCGTCAGTTGCAACAAGCTCAAGTAAGATAAATTCTGCTATGGGAAGTCAAATTGACTACTGGAAGAAATATAATGATAACCTTGCAAATTTGACCAATAGAAGTGCCGACATAAAAGGTCTCTCTGATATGCTTGCCAGCTTTGCGGATGGCAGTGCGGGCAGCGTTAATGCTATTGCCGGTATGGCAAAGGCCAGTGACAAAGACCTCGCAGCTATGGTTAAAAACTGGCAGAAACTCCGGGATGAACAGGAAACGGTCGCTGCAAAGCTTACCGATTTGCAGACTGATTTCCAAACGTCCATGAATGTTCTGCAGAAAGAGCTTGAAACTACCATAGGTAAGATGAGTCTCGGTGATGAAGCGGCACAGAGTGGAAAGAATACCATACAGGGATTCATCGACGGTGCAAAAAACATGACTCCGGAAGTACAGGCAGCTTACAAGAAGCTTGCTGACGCAGCAATGGAAGCACTGGCCGGAAGTACTTCAACAGCTCCTACAATCAATGTGGGTGGAGGCAACCCATATGCAGTTCACGGCTCTCACGCAGAAGGTCTGGATTATGTACCGTTTGACGGTTACATTGCTGAACTCCACAAAGGCGAGAGGGTGTTAACTGCCGAAGAAGCATCTATGACACGTGGCACAAATGCTATTTCTGCACAGTACGGTGGTGCAGTGAGTATATCGCTTGACTACTCCCCGCAGTACGAAGTGAAGGGCGAAAATGTGAACGAGATCAAGTCGGTTCTCCAGGAGCACGATAACAATTTACGGGACTTCATACTGGATGTATTAGAAAGTGCGGGTATTGATGCGGCGAGGAGGGCGTATGTATGAGTAAGACATATATAACTGTTCAGGGTGATATGTGGGATAGCATAGCATTTACCCAGTTGGGGGATGCAGCATATACAGATAAGCTTATAAATCTAAATCATCAATACATTAACTACTATATTTTTCCGGCAGGTATTATGCTTTTGTTGCCGGATATCATAGAGGAAGCCGTCGATACGCTGCCGCCATGGAAGCAGGTGAGTGGATGAGCGATAAGGATTTAGCAAGGAGAACGTCTGCAGAAGTAGTTTTCGGGGGCGTGAATATAACAAAGTCAATCCAGCCATATATTTTATCGTTATCCTATACTGACAATGAGGAAGATCTGGCTGACGATCTGCAGATTAATTTACAAGACAGAGATGGTATTTGGCTTGAGAAATGGCTTGATGTTGCAATACAAGCAGCGGCTGATTCTCCCTCCACTACATCAAACTATAAAGTCACAGCCCGGAGCGGGTTGAATGTACGCAGCGGCCCTGGTAAGAACCATGCAAAGGTTGGATCACTGGCTTACGACAGTAAAGTCAAGGTTTTGTCCATATCCAATGGATGGGCGCATATCAAATACAGCGGTAAAGATGCTTATATAAGCGAGAGCTATATCACCCAAAGTGGAGGCAGTAAGTCTGCAAATACTAATTCGACAAACTCAAAGACCATTAAAGGTCTTCGCATTCAGTCGGTATTTACCTGTGAAAATTGGAATGGTGATGGCAAGGATAAAGTTCTTGACTGCGGCCAGTTCGAGCTTGATAGTGTGGAAACTTCCGGTCCTCCTGCCGTAATCACAATAAAGGGTACATCGCTACCATATATCGCGCAGATCCGGCAGACGAAAAAAAGTAAGGCATGGGAATCGGTTACTTTATCCGGTATTGCAAAACAAATGGCTGCTAATAGCGGAATGTCATGTATTTATGAATCAGCGAACGACCCGATTTATAAGCGGATTGAACAGGTTGCCATGAGTGATATTAAGTTTTTGTCTACCCTTTGTCATAATGCGGGGATATCGCTAAAGGTTACAAATAATATCATTGTGCTATTTGATCAAGCAGCGTATGAAGCAAAACCTCATATTCTGACAATCAAGCGAGGTGATGGCACATACATCAAGTATAAGCTTATGACCGGTACCGCTGGAAAACAATATGACAGCTGCCGGGTTAGGTATGTTGATCCGACTACCAGGAAAAAGATTGAAGGTATTGTTTATACAGAGGATTATAATGCAAAAAATAAAGACAACCAGCAGCTTGAAGTATGGGCAAAAGTAGACAGTATCGGAGAGGCAAAAACTCTGGCATATAAGCGCCTACGGTTGCAAAACAAATATGAGAAGTCAGCTACATTTACTTTACCAGGCAATCCGGAGATGACGGCAGGGGTTACGATTATGATTGAAGACTGGGGAGCATGGAGCGGTAAGTATATCATTAAACAGGCAAAGCATTCTATCGGAAGTTCAGGTTATACAGTACAGATTCAGCTCCGAAAGACATTGGAGGGATACTGATGGATTATGAAAATATATTGGAAAATCTCGTGAGAATTGGAACTGTCACAAACATAAACATCACAAATAGGAAAGCCAGGGTTTTATATCAGGACAAGGATAATATGATGTCTGGATGGCTTAGTGTAATTCAATATCCGGGAATAGTAGACGTTAAAAACAAAGGTAAACATTTGCACACCATATCTGAAGGAGAGCAAATCATCGTAGACTGTAAACATGACCATGATGCTGTAGTTGCATACTGGATGCCTGCGGTAAATGATACGGTTCTGGTTCTCTGTCTTCCTGTTTTCAACGGAGACGGGTTTATACTGGGGGTGATTTAATGCAGATAGGGGCGCTGGGCGACATTGTTTTTCAGGTTTCCTCAGAAGCGTTTGAAACAATAAATAATTTGGTGTGGTCTGGGAGTGCAAGATATGCCAAACATGATCGGCATCTGACAAATTCACTTACAGAATTTACTGGACTTGAACCTGATACTATATCTTTTGATATGGTACTTTCGGAATACCTGGGCGTGGATCCACTTCCGGAGCTTGTGAAGATTTGGAAGTATGAGCGTAGCGGAAAATCCCTTACATTCATCGTCGGAGATAAGACCTTTGGTAAATACCGGTGGACAATAGAAAAGCATAAGATAAACATGCAGACCTTCAGTGCAGGTGGCAAGTTGACGTCTGCGACGGTTTCTGTAAGTTTGCTTGAATATCTAAGAAATTGAGGTGGCACTATGAGCTTTAAGGTCAGTTCGAAAGATATGAATAGAATAAAGTTAAACGAGAGTGACAGGATAGCATCGGTCATTCAGAATATAGCCATCATTATCTCGACCAGACAAGGCACGGTGCCTCTATATCGGGGATTCGGTTTACCAATGCAATTTGTCGATAAGCCCATACCCGTGGCAAAGGCTTTACTGATGGTTGAAATCACAGAAGCAATAGCAGAATATGAACCACGGGCCGAACTGGTAGGTGTAACTTTTGAAATTGATGAAAGCGTTCCGGGAAAATTAATACCAACTGTGGAGGTCGATATAAACGATGAGTAGAAACAAGGAATATCAATTCATAAGTACAGATACAAATGCCTTGGTGACAAAGCTTATATCCGCTTATGAGCTAATCACCGGCAGCGTAGTACGTCCGGCCAGCCCGGAGAAACTATTTATTAATTGGATAGCCGACGTATTGGTTCTTGAACGGGGATTAAACAATTACACAGGTAACCAGAATTTGCCCAGCAGAGCCGAAAGTGAAAACCTTGATGCCTTGGGCGAATTATTTTATGTCAAAAAACGCCCGAAGGCTCAAGCTGCAGTTTGCACTGTGAGATTTTATATCTCAGCTGTACAGTCCACTTCCATACTAATACCATCAGGAACACAGATAACAGATATTGAGGGAGCGCTTGTATGGGAAACGACAGCAGACGCATATGTCAAAGCCGGTGATACATATACCGATGTAAAGATCCAGTGCCAGACCACCGGAAGAACTGGAAACGGATATGCAGCAGGACAGATAAGCGTTATCATTGAACCTTATGCTTATTACGACCACTGCGAGAATATTACTTCAAGTGACGGTGGCTCTGATATCAGCACGGATGACGAATTTTATGAGTTAATGAGAGCCAGCCAGGATGCATACAGTAACGCTGGAGCGAAAGGTGGCTATATCTATTTCACAAAACAAGTATCCGGTGAAATAGCGGATGTTGTCGTAAACACTCCTTCCCCTGGGAAGGTTAACCTGTATGCACTTATGAATGATGGTACCGGCGCAAGTACAGAAATAAAAAATGATATGCTTGCTGCCTGTAATGATGATTTTGTCAGACCGCTCACAGATTACGTAACTGTGGAGGATCCGGATGTTGTACCTTATAATATTATTTTTACATATTTCATCCCGAATAATGCTTCAAAAAGTGCAGCAGAAATCGAATCGGCGGTGAATGCAGCAGTACAGGCATATGTGAAATGGCAATGCGGCAAGCTTGGACGAGACATCAATCCTGACGAGTTGCGGCAATTGGTTAAAGAGGCAGGAGTTAAACGTATTATTCTTACAGAACCTGCTTTTACGATTCTTAGTGACGGTTCTGACAACACTACTCCCGAGATAGCGCAGATTGACTCTATTATTATCACTAACGGAGGATATGAAAATGAATAATTATGGAATAACATCGGAAAATCTTCTTCGAGTTTTTCCAGAGATTCTGGCAAAAGATGAAAATATGCTCGCCCTCGCTTCATCGATTTCTGACGAATTGGCGTTGCGCCCGGATGAAATAGCAAGCTTGATGCTCTATTCTCGAATTGATGAACTGTCTGAAAAACTGCTGGACATATTGGCTTATGACTTTAAGGTTGACTGGTGGGATTACAATTATAGCCTAGAAGAAAAACGAAAAACATTAAAAGACAGTTGGAATGTCCACAGAACTCTTGGAACAAAGGGAGCTGTGGAAAAGGCAATTTCGGCTATTTATCCGGATACAAAAGTTGAAGAATGGTTTACCTATGGAGGGGATCCGTATCATTTCAAATTATTATTGGATGCAACCTATGAAGGAGTAAACCCAACAAAGCATAAAAGAGTACTTGACAGAGTGGAATATTATAAAAATCTTCGTTCGCATCTCGACAACATAGAATATGTAGCTTTCCCTGCTGGATATTGCAGGAACTATAAAGCTGCTGCTGTCGCAGGTATGGGAATGGCATTTACGGTGGAGGTGGCAATGTATGGCTTGGGATAATGCAGTAGTAACAAATGCTGGTGTTGCCATGTACCAGCAGGTACTTGGTGGTGCGAAACTGATAATTGATTACGCATCTGGAGGAAGTGGTACGGTGGCACCGGTTTCGCTCATGGCGCAAACGGCTCTTAAAAATCAGAAGCAGGTTCTTCCCATTGTCGGTCTGGCTAATGAAACAAACGGCAAAAAGGTAAATATCTTAATTGTCAGCGAGGGATTGACAACCGGCTACACAATGAACCAGATAGGAATATGGGCGCATGTCGGAAGTAATCCACCTGCTCTGTACGCTATCCTTCAGGACAATACCGGTATAGCGATTCCTTCTAATTCTGAGATACCGGATTTTGCCCTGAACTTTTACGCAGTCATTGATGCTTCTAACGAAGCAGAATTTACTCTCATAGTAAATACCTCAGCGTTGGTGAGTGTCGGTATGATGAATACGGCTCTAACTGCAAAACTTGACAATAACGGAAACGGCTCAGATTTGACAGCAGCATTTCTCCCGGCTGAAACAAGGACGGACCTATCATCTGGAGAAAAACTGTCAGTTCTATTTGGTAAAGTTATGAAATGGTTTGCTGATCTTGGAGCATCAGCGTTTAAGAATGTTGGTACTGGCGCTAATGATGTTGCCGCTGGGGATCATGTCCACAGCTCCGCCACTACATCGACTAGCGGGTTCATGTCCTCTACCGACAAATCAAAGCTCGATGGCATAGCTGCAGGTGCTCAGGTCAACACAGTTAACAGCGTTGCTGGGAAGACTGGTGTAGTAACGCTTAATAAATCCGATGTTGAGTTGAGCAATGTCAATAATACATCAGACGCAGATAAGCCAGTGTCTACAGCACAACAGAATGCATTAAGTTTAAAAGTAGATTTATCAAATTACACTGCAGCAGATGTGTTGGACAAAATCAAAACAGTCGATGGCAGTGGCAGCGGCCTAGATGCTGATCTACTCGACGGAAAAGAAGCCTCTGCTTTTGCCACTGCTGCTCAAGGAGTTAAGGCTGATGAATTGGACACTTTAGTTAAGAACGGGGTATCGCTATCCCCAACATTAAGCTGGGGCATGAACAATAAAGTTCAGATACCCGAAGTATCTTCCCCGGTTACATTGGACTTTGAGGGATTTTCAATTACAAATTTACTCGGTAATGATGGTAATTGTGAAGATGTCTCGAAATATACGGTCATCGGTGTTAATACTACTAAGGCTATCGATAGTACTGGGAGTGTATTCGGGTCTAGCTCAATTAAAGCTACAGCGACCGCCGCAAGCGGTTACTTTGGTTTATATTCAAAAAAAATAGCGATAGACCCAAATAAATATTATTTCTTTTCTGCATACTGTAAAATGAGTGGTGCCATTAATTTTACATTAGGTGCATATGATATGGCATTAAGTGGTCATGGAGACACTGTAATAGCCTCTGCATCAGCATTTACACGTATAGGTGTTGTACTACATGCAGAGTTGGTAGGTCTTACTGAAATATATATAAGATTAACTGCCGCAACTAATGCTATTGGTAACACATTTAACATTGATGGCGTTATGATTAATGAAATTCCAGCCGAAGATGCTAGTCTGCCATTAGCTGAACTGATGGCTAAATATCCATATGTGGATAATCATGCTTGTCTAATGAATCCCATGTTTGAGAATCGCCGACATAATTTGGTTATCAACGGTAATTGTGAAGATGGTATGTTGTACTGGACATCCAATATCCCTAATACATATATTGGAGTAGTCAATGGTAAATTCAGAATTGATAATGGCGCGTCCCCTGGTAATATGATACAGATGGTTCCAGTGAAGAAGAATACCAACTACTATATAAGTGCAAATCTAACCACTATCTCTTCCGAGGTCACTGTATCGATATACGCATCAAATCTATTTACGCCCATCAGGCTAAATACTCCTGGAACTTTTAATACAGGAGATAATGAAAGCATTGGTGTAGTACTCCAACTTCGTACGGCAGGTGCAGCGGACGTTGATTCTATAATGCTTATAGAAGGTACGACAGCTCCAACTGCATATAAATCGTGTGATCTACAAAGATTTGTAGTGGAAGGTAGATTTGAGAGAGAGGATAAAATCCATATCGAAAATAAGGAAGTTTCTGGAACTCGTCTTAGTAAATATAGAGTACTATATGGTAAGGATTATGATTGGCAATTTATTAGTGCCCCGTCTGGTTATAAAACATTTACTATTCCTACTGGAGCTTTACCTGATATATTTACGACAACTTCTGAAAAGAGGAATGTACTTGCCAAACATAACGGAGATATTGTGCCACGATTAGATACAATCGGTGCAAGCGATAATGGATGGGCATTAAATGCCACATATCTTTATCTTAATATGCCTAACACAGAGAGTGGTTTTATAGATTCCATTAGTCCAACTGGTGATGAGGTCAAAGCTATAATGAATGGTTGGAAAACATTAAATACGGATCAAAGTAGGTATACCTTATTTGTGGCGATGGGTAGGTCAGCTTCATCAGACCTAAGTTTAACACAATATCCTCCAAATTCGGCCACAACGGTATCTGTAGCGTACACAAATGGTCAGACTACATTGACTGTCGCAGATGGTAGTATATTTAAGACAGGAGATTATATTGCAATAGTAGGATTCGCAATGGCTTTTCAGATCACAGGTGTGAGTGGGAATGTATTAACTGTACCTAGTACTACATCTTCTGCACCTATTAACGCTGTAGTGGCAAGATGTGATAATGGAACAACTGACTTACGTAATCTCAATTACTGCAAGGCGAATATTGCGCCTGGGTATACAGGGCATAAGTTCACATATTATATAAACTATGTTAAACCTGAACCCATATCTGACGTAAATACACATATTCATGGTGAGATATGGGATTTAGTCAAGGGTGATAATCATATCCGGATTGAGCCTGGTATTGTGCTAGGTGAAGTTGCCAATCCTATATTCCGTATAGATGGTTATTTCATAGGATATAACCATAATGGCGCTGCCTATCCTGACCTATTACCCTCTGCTTTCAAATACCCAGCAACTATGGAATTTATACAAATAAGACAGAATGGTATTGTAGATCCAAAATGGGGTGTAACTGCTTACACAGCGATAGGTAATTTTGGATATGCTTCAACTGGTTCGGCAAATATCAATCCTGGGGCCACATATACAGCAGATTATAAGATTCTAAAGACAATGCATGTTCAATCATTTGGTAGCTTATCATTATCCTATCGACAGAGTATCATAAATTCCTTAAATGGACTTAGCAGAGCTGTTGAGGAAAAGCAACCTAGAGACAGTTTCTTCGATCAAATGCTTGATGCAAGTATATATGAAGTGGCTGCATTCGGGTGGGTGAATGCGTATTGGGTGCATAATGGGCCTTATGGACTCGTCATAAGTTTTGTTGTACCGTGTAATACAAAACGAGTTAGTGTTTATGCGGTAACTGTATTAAACATGACATTCCTGTGTGGAAGTACAAGTTCAGTATATGATTGTACGAATGCAATGAAATTTGAGGCACCTAATGCTAGTAAAACTCATGTAATACTTCATTACTCTGTAACAGATTCTACAGTAATAGCGAATATTAAAAATTATGGTCTGCAGGTAGCAGGCAGGATATTATTAGATTGTAGAGGGAGGATATAGAAATGATACACCTACAGGATAGCAAAGTAATCTATAATTCTGAGGAATTGTGTAGTGTCTGGGATATGGACTATACAGAAGGTGCACCTGGTATAGGTATATCAGGAGGATTTCGTATCACTCTCCCTGATGTTGCAATGATGTTTATTCCAGAACAGGATTGTACTGTAAATGAACAAAAAGTATTCCAAGATTACCACGAGTACTATAAGGATACTGGAGGGATTAAACCTCAAATTCAGCCAACAACAGAGGAACAAAAAGCAGCTAAGATCACACAGCTTGACCGGGCGTGTACCGATGCCATATTCGAAGGGTTTTACTCCGATGCAGATGGAGAAATGAAATTTTATGGATTTGAAAAGCAAGATCAAGATAACCTGACGGCGTACTTGACAGGTATAAACGCAGGCTTACAGACAACAGTTTTGTGGAAGGAGAAGGGAGGTTTTCCTAAATCATATACTATAGATCAATTTAAAAAGCTATATTCCGACGGCTTTGACGTTCACCTAAAAAGCCAGTGGGTAAGGTTTCACGAGCTCAAAGCGCAGATACTGACCTGTGAGGATGATAGCTGGATGGACATCGTTTGGCCAGTATAGAAAAAACTGTGCCCATGTAAGAAACTGTTATTGCATCAAACCGCGATCCTGGCATATAATAAAAAAACAAACGTATGTTCGGAGTGAGGCTGTTATGAAGAAAGTTTTTGTTGATGTAATGGTCCAATTTGTATCGGACGGATCTATAAATCCGATTTATATAATCTGGCCTGACGGTAGGAAATATGATGTAGATAAAGTATTGGATGTCCGGAAGGCAGCGAGTCATAGCGTAGGAGGCCAGGGATATAGGTATACTTGCCGTATCCATGGCAAGGAAACATATTTGTTTTTGGAAGAAGACAAGTGGTTCATGGAAGGTAAATAAGAAAGGATTACTCAGTAAATGGGTAATCCTTTTTGATTACAAAAAAATAAGAAAGGGTGAAGGTAAATGAAACAAGAAGGAAAGTTCATTCTTATGAGCAGGGGCGAGCTTCGGAGTTATATCGAAGGGCTAAAAGGGTCAAAGACCTTTAAAACAATCCAGCAACATCATACTGCATCGCCGGCATATAAAGACGTAAAAAACAACCATTTCCAACTGATGAAGGGCATGGAGAATTATCATGTTAATACACTCAAAATGAGTGAAATAGCTCAGCACTTCAG